TTGGGCAGTTGCTAAGGCTGAATCCAATGGTCGTCCATTTGCTTTTAATGGAAACACCAAGACTGGAGATTCCTCTTATGGTATCTTTCAGATTAACATGCTTGGAACTTTAGGTCCAGATCGTAGGGATAAACTTGATCTTGATTTAAATGCTGAACTATTTAGCCCAGTTAAAAACGCAGAAGCCGTGTTTCACATGACTAAAGGCGGAGAAGACTGGAGTTCATGGTCATCAATAAAAACTGGTGCTGCGAATAAATGGTTAAATAAATTTCCTAATAAATAATTGGAAATAAAAATACCCCCTTGGCTTTATGCCTTGGGGGTTATTTTTTTAATATTTATTGAAAATCAATCCAAGATTGTGTTACTTCATCCCAAATATAAAGACCACCATCTTCTGGATATGGAACTGGAGAAATCCAATCAAAAATTGTTGTATCTAAAATCCATGATGGAAATGGTTTTGGTGGTATAAAAGCATCATTTTTTTCGTCATACGTATAGCCAATGCCTGCATAGTTTTTTCTAAATGGTGTACCGCCTAATTTATGTTCATTGTGATATGTATTATAAGAAGTTCTTTTACAAACCTGACCACGGAATTCACCATAGTAAGTTTCCCAATCAGAAATACCTTCTACAACTTCATTTTCATCTTTTCCAGTAATTACTTCTGTAACGATGTTGTTTTCATCTAAAAATGCATAGTGTCCCATTAGAATGTCACCGAACCTGTTCCTGCTGTAAATGAATAAACTTTATATCCACTTCTTGAAGAAGTGTCTTTTGTATATGTTAATCCTGCACCAATACTTGTTATATCTGGATATGAACTTGGATAAGCAATAATTACAATTCCAGATCCACCAGAACCACCACTACCACCTGTTCCACTTCCTCCGCCTCCACCACCTGTGTTTGCAGTTCCTGAACTTGCGCCACCGCTTCCAGTTCCAGCACCGCCACCACCAGAACCACCAGCACCTCCAGAACCACCTTCAGGTCCGTAGGCTCCCCCACCTCCACCGCCACCACGAGTAACTGATGAACCAGTTATTGATGAAGAAACGCCAGCACCGCCAGCACCACCTACTTTATTTGAACCATTCCAGTCAACACCGACTGCACCTGCACCACCACCGCCACCTGGTGGATATGCATAAGCAGATGAAGCAGCAGCGCCGTGTCCTTTACCTCCAGCATAACCTTCTACTGGTGAATAACCGCCCTCATTACCAGCAGCACCTGGTGCACCTGATGGATATGATCCATTCCAAGATCCACCACCTCCAGAACCACCAGTTCCAGGAGCGCTTGATTGATTTATTCCATTACCACCACCTGTAGCAGTTAAAGTAGAAAAAACTGAATTATTTCCTTTTGTTTGTGCACCACCACCACTACCAACAGTAATAGTAAAAGAACCATTTGGAGTTGTTTGAGATGCAAAATATCTATAGCCACCAGCACCTGCTCCAGATCCAATATTTCCATTACCACCACCGCCGCCACCAGCAATAAGTAAAAGTTCAACTGTTGGGGTAATTGTTTTTGCATTTGAATTTAATCCATAAGCCTTTGCACCACCTATGAGTTCTGTTAATGGACTCATGGGACTACCTACGCAAACTTAGTTTGAGATGCTAGAACTGTATATGTAGCAGATGCTGTTTTAATGATATTAAATACATAGGAGTCAATACTTGATGTATTACCAGAAGATGGCGCTGTACCACCTTGCCACTTTGGAGTAACAGATGCTCCATCAATTTGGAAAGCAGTTTGATAGTATGCTGTTGCTCCATTAGTATTTAAAAATACAACAGTAATCGAGTCTCCAGTTGTTAAAATTGAATTAAGAGATGTTGAAGAACTACCACGAACATTTAGTGTCCAGTTACCTGTTGCATTTGATGTATAAAGCATTGTTCCTGCAGTAAGGGCATCTAGTGCTACTGTTCCAGTTGCTGCAGATGCAACAACATTTACACGCTCTTCTGGTGAAACTAAAATTCCCTGATTAATTACTGGAGTATTTAATGTTGGAGTTGTTAATGTTTTACCACTCATTGTAAGAGTGTTATTTGTAGTTGCTACTACGGCTGTATCTACCGCCAAAGAAACAGTACCAGATGTTCCGCCACCTGTTAAACCTGTTGAGGCTGTAACTCCAGTAATATCAGCATCTACTGCTGTCCATGTAGATCCAGAGTAGTATTGAATTTGGTTTATTGTGTTTCCACCAGAGTCTTGACGAACAAAAGCAAGTGTTCCCTGTACTGGAGATGTTATTGCTGCATCTCTTGCAGCAGGATTAAGAAAGTTATTAAAACCATCTCTTAAAATAACAGTAGCATCTGTTGTTACAGTATTAAAAAATGTATGTGCTCCATACCAGTCGTAACCAGAAGCGGTGTCAGATTTAGCAGCAAGTAAATACCAAACACCATCAGTAGAGGTTGCCCCCTGCTGAAACATATATCCAGGTTTACCGCTTGAGTCTATTGTTATTGCCATAGTGATATTATAGCAGAATTAACTGCATCTCCTAATCTTAGTCTGCTCGTGGAATTTCAACCCACTGTTGATTTTCTTCATCCCATTCGTATGAAGCATCATCTGTAGGTTTTGGAACTGGTGCGTACCAGCAACATTCATCTTCATCTAATATCCAGGAAGGATATGGTTTTGGTGCAATAAATGCATCACGTTCTTCATCATATGTATATCCAGCACCAGCAAAGTTTTTTCTAAATCCTGGTTGATCAGTTGGTTGCCAATCTTCTGGATTTAATTTTTTTCCTGCTCTTGCTGTGTAAGAAGTTTTTACCCATCTTCCACCCAAATTATTAATTAGCCAAGAATAACCTTCGTCACCTGCTGGATCGTTATTGTCTCCAACTGTTACACGAAGAACTACATTATTTTCATCTAATTCTGCCCAGTGAGCCATTATCCACCTACCTGTGCTTTTGTATAACGAACAATTACAAGACCAGAACCGCCAGCGCCATTACCGCCTAGTGTGTAAGATCCACCGCCACCTGCTCCAACATTTGCTGCTCCAGCATTTGCCGATGCTCTAGAAGCATTTCCGCCTCCGCCAGCACCGCCAGAATTGCCATTAAATTCACCAGATCCACCACCACCTGCTCCAAGATAACCTGAGTTACCTACAACAGATTGGAATGTTGCATCCATTCCAGTTTTAATAACATTGATCCAAGAAGAGAATGAGGTAAACCCATTTGCTCCGTTACCTCCATTATCGGAAGAACCCGCAGAACTTCCTGCTCCTGCTGGAGATGCGCCACCTCCACCAGAGCGACGTGCTCCGATACAACTGCTATTATCAGTTCCGTATCCTGTGCCACCAGTTCCAGTCTGATTAGTTTGACCTCCAGGCTGTGATGCTTGTGCGTCAGATCCGCAACCACCACCACCGCAACCGCCAATTAGATTTGCCTGTACGTTAATACCATTATTTGCTCCACCATTACCGCCACCTTTTCCTCTAGTTAAAGTTCCAAAGATGCTATCTTGACCAGCATAAGACGTAGAAGGTACTTGTGTTGTATTATATGGTCCACCACTACCGACTGTTACAGTCCATGAAGATGAAGCAAGTGATTGGTTAGTTGCATAGAAAATACCACCACCACCGCCACCTGCCTGTGTACCAGATCCACCTCCACCAACAACAAGAACGTCAGCAGTTACTGGACCATTTGTAACTGTAAGGCTTGAATTACTTGTAAATGTTCTATAATAGTATGTTGAGTCTGAAGTTAAAATGCCACCGCTAACGGTAGGCAAACTTAAAATTGTTACTGAAGTACTTGGAGCACTTGCTGCAGAAGTTCCCGTAGAGTTTGATGCAGTAACTGTAAATGTATAAGAAGTACCACTAGTTACACCATTTACTGTAATAGTAGTTGATGTTGATGATGCAGAAATATTTCCTGGAGTTGATACTGCAGTATAAGTAGTTCCAGCATATGTTCCTGGTGTGATAGTAAGTGTTGCGCTTGTTTGTGTATTAGATGTTACAGCGCTAATAGTAGGAACAGATGGAATTGGTGTTACACCCGCAGAAAATGCATTATATTCAACACCAGAGTTAATACTTGATGCGCTAAATCTGCGGATTGTCATTATGCTATCTCCACTCCAGAAATATGGAAGTTTACTGTTGTAGCAGATGCAAGACCTGTAATTGTTGCTGCTGGATTGCTAGGTGGAATAACCTGCTTGATGCCAATAACAACAGAATCATTTGCAGCAATTGAAACTGTTTTTGCTAATACAGTTCCTGCAATATTTAATTCATATGTTGCACCAGTTGCAGCAGTATTTGTAACAACAATATCTGTAACTACTGTTGTTGTTGAGGTATTTGGTTGTGTATAAAGCGTGGTAGATGATGTTGTTGCTGCTCCACGATACAGTACCTTAGATGTTGTAGCCATTAATTACTACTCCTTTTTCTTTTAGTATGCACCCATAATATTCATGATCTCTAGTGAACTTAAATCAACTACAGCCCATGAAGATGTGGTTCCATCTGTATATAAATATTTGCCAGCGTTTCCAGATAGTGATGGTAGACCTGCGTCTTCGCCATTTACCCAAACTGTTCCGTTATATTTTAAAACCTGACTTGTTGTAGGAGATGTAATAGAAACATCTGTTAGTGAATCAAGAGATTGTGTTGTTAATCCTAATAGTGGATACCATGTATCATCGTCTTGATTGTATACATACCCTGGTTTCGGATCTGTGGTGTTGATAGTTGCCATTATTCCTCCTACATGGAATTATATCAGATTAATTGTACCACATTTCACTTGAATTCTTTGCGGCTCCACCACCATCTTTTATAGCCTTCCCACCAAACAGTATGCAACTTTTTATTTTGCATTAAAACCTGATCTATGTCAGTTTTATCGACATTCATCTGCCAAGACTCTCTTTTAAAAGGTATAACTTGAGCAATTGGAGTACCTGCTGGGATTATGCCAGTATATGTATTGTCTTTAAAAATAAATGGAAAATTAATTGGACCATGGTAAAGGTCAGTATCTACTATACCCTCTAAAATCTCAAAAGGCTGAGTATCTCTATGAACTGGATTTATAAAAAGACAGGAATATCCTTTTGGTGTTTTAATTGCAAAAGGTTGCTCAAACTTTCCTGCCCCGCCTAAACTGTCATCAAAACCAGGGTAGTCAGGCAATTGATGTGCGTCATGAGCAGTTACTGGTTTAGTAAAGTCACTACTAGAAGCATAATGCCAATATTTTACATTTCCTATTTCATTTCCAAATGGATCATATTCCATCTCATCACTAAAAGAAATATCAACCTGAGTAAACATTATATACCCAGCAGTCATTGAATCAAATACTGGCATACATTTTTTAATTGTTGGTTTGCCAACAGGACTATCTTTTACTTTTGCTTTTTTACCGCCTACATAACCTTCTGCATTTTTATACCAATCTGGAATAAATTTTGATGCAGGAACAGGCTCAATAAAAGATATGTCATCAACTGGAATAAACTTAATAATATTTTTTTTCATAACCCCACCTAATAAAAGTATACTACACTAAAAGTAGTATGTCAAACTGCTGATGGAATCCAGGATTGATTTATTTCATCCCAAGAATAGTCTTCACCATCATTTGGATATGGTGTTGGCGGATCCCATCTACAAGTCTCTTCATTAAAAATCCATGATGGGAAATCTTTTACAGGAATAAAAGCATCTCTAATTGGATCATATAAATATCCAACTCCTGCATAATTTTTTCTAAATGGTGTACCACCTAAAAGATGAACGCCACCAACTGTATTATAAGATGTTTGTCTCCAGTTAGAATGTCCACCAGACCATTCTGTTAAAAATGCAATACCTGATCCTTCTTCATTATTAGGATCAAGGGCTTCATTAGCAACAAGTTGTACTTCTAATACAATGTTGCTTTCATCTAGTTTTGCAAAATGTGCCATTAGAAAGTTATACTCCCTGCCCCTGTATATCTATAATAACGGAATCCACCACTTGTATAAGATGTTGGAGATCCAGTTGTTGATGCTGGAGTAATACTATCAGCCATTCTAACAATAACAACACCAGAGCCACCGTTACCACCAACTGTACCGCCTGGAGAAATTCCTGCTCCTCCGCCACCAGTTAATGAAGTACCAGCGCCACCTTGTGCGCTTCCTCCTCCACCAGAACCACCGCTACCATTTGTACCAGAGTTACTTGCTCCTCCGCCACCTCCAGCATAAAATCCACCTGAACCACTAGATGTAACAGTTGCCCATGTTGACCAAGTACTTAAACCACTTCCGCCATCTCCAGCCTTATTGGCATCAGCATTTCCTCCAGCGGTTCCAGCGCCTCCGCCTCCGCCACCACGACGTGCATTAGCGTTATTTGTATTTCCTCCAGGGTTACCGTATCCTGTTGCATTTCCCTCTGCGCTACTAAAGTTTGTTTGTGTTGAGTTTCCAGGTGTACCGCAGTCTTCTCCGCCACCTGCACCAGATCCACCACTAACTGTTAAGCCACCGCAACCTGCTCCTGCACCACCATATGCAGTAAAATTAGAAAAAGTTGAATTACCGCCATTAGATCCACTTGTTTTATTATATCCAGCACCTGTACCGCCAGATCCTACAGAAATTGAATATTGTGTTCCTATTGCTGCTGTGAATGTATCTGAATATACAACACCACCCGCACCGCCACCACCTGCGCCACCCATATTACCTTGACCAGCGCCACCGCCAGCAACCATAAGAACAGAAATTATTTTTCCTGATGCGCCACCATTAAATCTACCAAAACCTCTTGCAGATGCACCACCACGAGTTCCAATTAATGGCATCAGTATCTCCCCTATGCAAACTTAGATTGTGAAGCAAATGCTGTGAAAGCAGCGTTTCCTGTCTTTACAATTGTAATTGAATAAATATCTACTGAAGAAGTGTTTCCTGAAGAAGGGGCAGTTCCACCTTGCCACTTTGGAGTAACAGATGCTCCATCAACCTGGAATCCTGACTGATAATATGCTGTTGCGCCATTTGTAGTTAGCAAAGCAATTGTCAAAGACTGTCCAGTTGACATAACAGTATTAAGGCTTGTTGTAGCATCTCCACGAACATTTAATGTCCAGTTGCTTGTATTGCTTGCTGTAATATATGTAACTGCTCCATTTGTCAAAACATCATAAGTTGTTGTTGCTGTAGGAGCAGATGTTGATACAGTAACTTTTTCAAGTAACTGTTGAATATTTGTTGTACCAGTAATAGTTGGACCAGTAATAGTTGGTGATGTTAATGTCTTTGCTGACATTGTTAAAGTATTATTTGTTGTTGCAACTACTGTTGTATCTACCGCCAAAGAAACAGTACCAGATGTTCCGCCACCTGTTAAACCTGTTGAGGCTGTAACTCCTAAAATATCTCCTGGAGGAGTAATCCATTCAAGTCCACTTGTTGTTGATGAGTTAACAGAAAGAACATATCCATTAGTTGCTGCAACATTCAAAACAGAAGCAGTATCATTTGCAGTACCAACTATGATATCTCCTTTAGCATTAATTACTGATTGTGGAATAAAAGGATTATCTGTAATTGTTGCTGCATCTTTATCTACCCAAACAAGACCTGTTGTTAATCCAGATGTTGGAGCAGAGTTTGTAAAAATTGCTGTAGCAGATGTTGGTGCTCCACCAATTGTACCGTCAGAATCTACCCAGATAAAGCCGTCTGGAATTTCTGCAGGAGTAAAATCTCCTGGTACTGGCTGAGTATTATTTACTTCTCCACCTGATGATGGACGATTTTCAAGATCTGTGATATCTGCCTGAATATCATAAATAGTTTTTGCCATAGATGGCGTAACAAGATTGTTTGCAGATGTATTTGCTGGATCATATGAGTAAGATCCGTAGTGATAAGCACGTAGTGCTGCTTGAATGTCTGCTGCATCAGCATATCCTGGGATTGCTGTTGGAATTAACACTCCGATTGATTCTGTTGCCATTAGGTCACCTCTCCAAAATTATACCATAATTATGATACCGTTGGAGCCTCAACGATACTGATATGGAAATGTACAGTAACTGGCTCGTCAAGTCCTGACCAAGCACTGCTTACATATTCTATGGCTTCAAGATTAATAACTAAGTTATCTCCAGATCCTACAAGTGGTGGAATCTGCATTGCTGAAGCAACTGGATTTGTATGTGCAATGCTGTACTGAACACTAAAGTTTTCTGCAGTAAGCGGGGTACCAGTAACAGTAACAATGTCTGCAATTGGAATAACTACTTCTGCACTGCCTGACTCAAATGTAACATCATAGTTAGTTGAGTAAACAGCAGGATAAATGTCAAGAACCTCTACCCAAGAGTTTCCTCCTGGAGAAGCCTGATACTGATAAATATAACCTAGTTCTCCACCAGGTGATGTATTTATATATAAATCATTAAGGTTAGGCGTTTGTCCAATATCTATAATATTTGGATTTCCTACCCCAACAAAAAATTGGCTTCCACGAGTTCCTTGTGGTCCAATATCAACCAATACCTCAACAATTGGTGGTGGACCAAGAACTGTAATATCGTCGTTAGAAAGTAATACCTCTGGCATTATGCAGCACCTGTGACTTGTTCTGTTACCGTAATTGTGCCAGTGATTAAAGTGTAAATAACAGAAGGTCCAGATGTAATTTCAACGTCATAAACGTATGTGCCAGCATCTAAAGTAGATCCAACACCTGGCAGAATTGTACAAGTAACAATATCGTTTGTAGAATCTACAACAGCCTGTGCTTCAACACTGTATGTAGGATTATCACCACGGCTAGTTGCAATAAAAAAATCTGCGCTAAACCCTGTTAGATCAAAAGCAGATCCATCAGAATTTTTTGGGCGGATAACAAATTCATTTGTATCGCCTTTATAGTAACTAAAATTATATGTACCTGGAAATGCCATTATGCTCTCACCTTATAAACCTTATTGTCGACTTTAATTAAAGGTGGAAGTTCTGGACGTGGGCTACTAACCTTAATGACTGGCGGTAGATTTGTCATAGACTTCCTCCTGGAGTTACATTACCTAATACACATATTGTACCAATAACTGGTGTCCAAATTATATCTTCTGCAGTTACTCCACTAACAGTTTCATTTGGAATTGTTACTTGTAAATCAAATGGTAATTCGGCAACAATATTTTTATATCCTGTTCCCCAATTTTCTGTAATACAACCATCAACGCTAATTGTTACAGATCCTGTTGTAGCCTCTACTGGCAAGTTGTCTAAGACATTACCTAGCGGATCATATGAAGTTGCCTTATAGGTCCAGCCAGACGTGTCAAAAGAGGTAGTTTCATCAATCTCTAAAAAGTCAATTGTTAAACTTCCATTACTTCCACGTACAACTTTCCACTGAACATTAACTGGTTCAGCACCGAATTGTTCAAGAGATGTAGCGCAGGAAGAACATGCCATAATGTTTGATTATATCACAAAATAAGGCTGAACACCCTAGGGGCAGTGGGGGTGGGTAGAGAGCAACCTAGGGTGCCAGCAATTTGAATTATAACATTATTTGTGCTAGAATTTACTAAGGGGGTAATATGAAAGAAATTATTTTTTATCCAAGTTCTAAACTTGTAGAAGAAGTTGTTCCTGCACCTAAAAAAGTAGAGATTCCAGACTGGTATAAAAAAATTCCTAGTTACGAAGATATTTCTGGTGTGCCTAAAGGTACTATGATTGTAGAAAATAATGATATTAATACAACGGCAAAAACATGTATGCCATTTTTAGATTCTTTTACAAGTGGGTATACTTTTAATCTTTGGGCAGATATACAAATTAGACAAGTAAATGGCGGTCCAAGAATTACTTGGCTTCATAAAGAAGAAGAGTTAAGACAAGTCGAAAGTAGAAGCGTTCCAAGCCATATGCCTGTTCCTGTTGGATTTGAACCATTAATTTTTAGTTGGTGGAGTCATTGGGGAATTAAGACACCCAAAGGATATAGTTGTTTATTTACGCACCCGCTTAATCGCTCAGATCTTCCTTTTATAACAACAAGCGGAATTATGGATACTGATGAGTGGGGCATTTGGGGAAATCAGCCATTCTATCTACAAAAAGGTTTTGAAGGTGTAATCCCCGCTGGAACTCCAATTATCCACGTATTACCGTTTAAGCGTGATGACTGGCGTGGAGTACAAGATAAAACTGGAAAACTTATGGAATGGGCTAATTACGAAAAGACCAGGCAAAATTCTAAATTCAGAGGTTACTACAAAAATAAGTATTGGAAAAAGAAAAATTACCAGTGATATTAAAAGTTATCAAAAAGTTATAAAGAAAACCAGGAATTGACTTGACAAGCCAGGATATTAAGTGTATAATTTAAATATATAAAGAAAAAAGAAATATCTTAATAAATTAAATATCTTTATATATTATATATATAGTAAATAGTAATTATTTGCTAGGGTGATCTTTAAGATGGTCAATCATTAAATCAAACACTTTATCCATTTTATCTTCAAGCCGTGTAACCTGATCTTTTAAACTTGATCCAGAATTTGGCTTAAGTTCGGACAAAATCTCTTCGACGTATTTTTTCACAATCCACCTCGCACCTACTCCGACAATGCCAATTATGGACAAAACCGTTAAAATCATTCCAGCCCAATCTTGTGCAGTCATGAAATGAATTATATCATTATTTGAGATAAAATTCGGCGGGTATAAACCGAAGCCGAAAATAGAGTTACAAACCTTCCTATAGACAAACAATGTATGCAAGCATACACTATGTCTAGAAAGTTGTGTTTATCTCTGGCATAGGCTATAATTAAAGGATGTGGGAGTTTTTGTTAGAAATGAGCATTGCTCTGATAATTAGTATTGGCATATGGAGTATTATTAAAAATGTCTTCAGACAATAAGGATGTTACACCTTGGGATTTAATTAATGGTTCTCCAAGATCGCCAGAAGAATTGGCTGCATACCGCCTTGAAATATGCAGAGGTTGTGAACATTTTTCTAAATTATCCCAGAGATGTAAAAAGTGTGGATGTTTTATGAAATTAAAAACACAATTAGAAAAAGCATATTGTCCTATAGGGAAATGGTAGTTATCCCCAGGACTGTTGTTGTAGATATGCCATGTAGTTTAAAAATATAAAAATTGCTAGTAATAATACCGCCGCAAATTTCAAATAGACCACCAGCCCTGTAATGTGGCTTTTCCAGATGCGATCCATTCTCTATGTAACTCTGCTTGATATGCCCAATCTAGTTTATGTGTATACCCGCCACAAATAGGGCAAATCTCTTCTTCCATTTCTTGATATACATGTTTGCAAAAGGTCATGTTTTTATTATAGCAAAAATCTGAAAATTTTTCTAAGATGTATGATGCATGATTTATAAAAATAAAAATAAAAAAAATAGTGAGCACACCACAAGGATCAGCGCAAAGGCGCTGTACCCTGTAGGTATCCGTCAATTCCTAAAATATCACATGTAATTTTTACACGTTGATTTTTCTTTAGTGACTTTTTGTATAAGTCAATAAAATAAAATACATTTTCTTTAGTTGGCAATTCCATTGTGCTGGTGTTGCCTGCCATGCTTGTTATTGTTAGTTTCATTTCTTTCCTTTTCTAATTTATCTTTGTACCATTGGGGGTAATGTGAGCGGTCATAGTTTTCTATGGTACCCCCTGCTTCTAGGTGTGCTCTGCGTCTATCTCTTTCAGATATCACGCAACACACTCGCAAGGCTCTATTGAGTAATCATAGTTATCGCCAAAGAACACCATGCCTTTGCCGTTACATGTTGAGCATTCTGCTACATAAACTGAGTTTATCATTTTAGTTATCCTTTCTTACTGACTTACTGAGGTGATAGTAAGAGTAGCGTCTTTATCTAATTTCTGTATCTCTTTTAGAAACTCTAGGGCTTCCTCTGATGATGAGAATGATGGCACTGCCAATACTCGTGTTTTCTTACCATTCCAAATTGCTGTTTCGATTTTCATTTTATTTCCTATTCTTTCTTTCTGTTTATAGTTCTATCTTATACTAGGGGGCTGACATTTTGGCTACTTATTTGCTAAGGCTCATTGTGATTTGTATCACACTTATTTGCTTAGGCTCATTAGCCTTGTGTCCTTTATTTAGTTTTGATACTGAGTATCCTATCAGACATACCGCCAAAAGTCAAGACGACACGCCGTAGGCGTTGTGTGGTGTTAGTCACACTCTCCACATGGGCATTGTGGGAATTCTCGCTCTTGCTTAATTCTATTAGCAAGGCGCATAACCTTAGCGTATGTAGTAACACTAGCACCTCTAAAGGATACTAGTTCGCCATTGGCTACCTTTTCTGCAGCGATAGCGATTTTATCATTGAGTGTTAATGTAGTCATTTGAGACCACCTTTCTTTTTTTTAATTCTAGTGGCAGGGATTTCGCCTATTTACTATTTCTACCCTTATTTAATTTTCTATAGTAGAATACTAGCACACTACCCTCCAAAAGTCAAGTCCTAGCACGGCGTGTCGCATGTGATTTACACCACACGGGTCGGGCGCTGTGGTCTACATCACATGTGTCTTACATCACAATGTCCACAATGTCCGTTTTATACCCCTCAAAATGTCAGTGGTAGGTGTTAGGATACTAGTATCAAATAAAGAAAGGTTAGGTCTAAAAATGACTAACACTAAAGTAAATAAATGTAGAGTAAATGATTGCTCACACTCTAAAAAATTCGTTGAACGCTACGATGTAGTAGACGGAAAGGTTATCAAAAAAGATAACCACAAATGGCACTTCTGCCTAACTTGTGATAAGGTAGTCCATAAAGATTGGATAAACTATCACGAAATGCGTTGCAGTAGTTTCCATGAACTAAGAAAAAATTGCATAGAAAAAAATCATACACATAGCGAACATGTCGCTTGTAATCTCTAAGAAAGGATAACTAAATGTCAATAGAAATTTTCCGCATGAATAATGAGGGTGCAGGGTGGGTAGACATTGAAGATGCTACCACTGCAGAATTGCTAGACCTTGAATTAGCAATCGTAACTAAAGCACCTATGCAAATGCTTTGCTTCAAGTGCCACACACCAATTCCAAAAGGTAATGTGTGTGTAAATCATAAAAATGTGAAAGGGGGAATTTACCTTGACTAAGAAAAATGTTTTAATTAGTTTTGTAACTGATGCTGAAACTGATATTGATGCAGTGTTTAGTTTAAACAAAATTTTGCATAAACTTTCTGATGAAGAATTAGAAAAGTTTGATGCATTTACAGTTTTAGATGTAGAGTAATTTCTACACTAAAACGCCCGATCCTAAAGGTCGGGGCGTGTGATACGAATCACATTTCGAAATGTCCGTTTTGTACGCATACTCGTCAGTAGAATGTCAGTGGTCTATGTTAGGATAGATACTATCAAGATGAGATAAAGGTTATCTCAAAGAAAGGAGTCAAAATGACTCACTATACAATAAACACTTTACCTGCTTCATACGCTAATAAAATCGTATGTTGCTTCTGCTCACAATACGCTAATGAAAATTTCTGCGTATCTTGTAATGAATACAAGGGTCTAATGACTCTTGCTGAATTCATGACTACCTATGAAATCTCTGAATGGGTTTCAGATGAAGCAGATGAACTATCTGCTAAGTTAGACTCTCTAATTGCGAAAGGAGTGTATGCCTAATGTTATCTCAAAATACACTAGATAAAATCGTATATGAATATCAGCATGGTGGTGTAAAAAACTATCACCCTGAAATTTCTATGTCTGAGCGTAAGGCTTTGCTAAAGTACTTATTCTCTCTACCTACCCATTGTTCATGCTGCGTGAAAGGATAAATAAATGAAAAAAGATTTCTATGATGACTACTATGACTATCAGAATGATAATCTACTTGCAGTAGGTTGCTATTGCAAAATTAATTTTGTTTGCTCAGAATGTAAAAGGAGTTACAATTGAAAACGCTACAAGAAAAATTAGATCTCGCTGCAAAAGAATTAGAACCAATTCTTTTGGAATTGCTAGATGAGATTGATGAATAAAAATTCATAGCACTGCATAAAAATGCCCCGACGCATTCGGGCGTGTCGCACCTTACGTAAGATGTGATAAATCTCTCATTTTTTCAAAATGTCCGTTTTGATAGCATTTTGGATTTGATTTTGTCGCTGATAAATGCTAAACTTACAGAGTAAGAAAATGAAAGTCTCTTGAAAGGGGAACTAAATGTCCGCAAATGTCTATTCAATAGAAAATCTACTTGTAGGAAAAACTTATCGCTCTCGCTCAGTAGTGGGAGAAATTGTAAATGCTGAAAAGCACCCTCACGCTGTATGGTATGAGAATTGCGAAAGTTATCTTGTAGAAATTCGCCCTACTAATTCTCTGCGTAATACTTATCGCACTCTCGCTGTAAAAGTTTCAGACTAAGAAAGGAAAACTAACAATGAACTATCCTGTAAAAATTGAAACCTTCAATGGTTCAGTAAAAACTATCACACTTCCCTCTAAAGGCGCAGTAGCACAATTTATTTCTACTTACCCTGAACAATTACCACAAGGTATCTCTGTAAAAATTTCTTGCGACCTACTTGGCGTAAGAGGAACTCTGAAAGGAAAACTAAAATAATGAACACAACTTATACAGACTATCCATTCACTACTAATGGCGTGAAATTTATTTCTCGCATACATAATGATTCACCATTCGCAGGCAGAATTGCTATGCTACCCGTTCAGGTTATCAACGACATGAACATTCAAGCAGTTACAGAAATCATAGGTAACGCTTCTAAATTTACTCGTAACGAATTACTCGCAGAATTAGAGCGTGTAAATGATGGTGGCACTCATGCTTTCATTCTATTAGATGAGGAGAATAACTAATGATGACTAGAAAAGACTATGTAAAAACTTCAGACATTCTGCGTGGATTTTCAGAGGAAATTCACCCAGCAGTTTTTGAAGATTTAGTAGAGGAATTCGCACAATATTTTGCTTCTGATAATGAGCGATTTGATAAAGCACGATTTGAAAAAGCGTGTGGCATTGATGAGTTAGGATTAATTCCAGCATGAGTAGATTTCTAACAACTATCGTTCAGTTATCTTTGCTAACTGTAACAATTTATCTTGTGCGATTAATGATTCAAGATATAAAAGAAAACGGATTGTAGTTTTCAGATCCTAAGCATGATTTAAAACTGCTTGAAATTTCAACTAAATGCCCCGACCCTGTGGATATGTGGATAACTTTAAGGGGAATGTGATTATAATCACGAAAATATTTTCTCAGATTTTGAGATTTTACGGCGTGTCGATTTGAAAATGTCAGTAGAAAATGATAGGCTGGAAGCCTGAAAATAAAGAAAGGAAAAAACAATGAGAGGTTATTCTATTGTTGATTTACTAGTAGACCAATACTATGCGCCTACTTCACTACGCCGCCGTTTCAATGGTGGCATAATAAACTTCGCTGAAAAGCGTGAGGACACTTATCCACCTGAAGGGTGGGAACACTTTGCTATTCGCTATCGCCCAACAGGCTCACTAAAAGATGAGTGGGCTACAGTTGCCGTAAGAGTTTCAGACTACTAAGAAAGAAGGAAAATAAATGGGACTAGATATGTATCTCCACGCTAGAAAGTATGTGGAAAAAATTGACTGGAATAAACTTGATCGTGATAACGATATAAGTATGGACAGCCCTGAAGTGATTAATCCACTTTGGAATGATATTGTAGATACTGCTGGAATGGCAGGTGTTGCTACTGATATCTATGGCGTTCATGTAGATGTAACTTGTGCTTATTGGCGCAAGGCTAATCAGATACACAAATGGTTTGTAGATAATGTACAACAGGGTGAAGATGACTGCGGTGATTACTATGTATCCCATGAGAAATTGAAAGAATTATTGACTACCTGCCAACAGGCTCTATTCAATAAAGACCCTAATCTATTGCCACCACAGCCAGGATTTTTCTTTGGCTCATATGATATCGATGAATGGTATTGGGCAGATATCAAGGACACTATCAAGAAACTGAAGCGTGTGCTTGAATTGCCTGAAATGTCCAAATTGTCCTTTTACTACACTTCTTCATGGTAAAAGGCGTGGGGGATTTGATTTTGTCAGTCCCCCATGATAGGATTTATTTATAAAGAAAGGAAATAAACTAATGACAGAAAAACTTGAATTGGCTCTACGCCTAATAAAGAGTTGCCATATTTGTAATGGCACAGGTTATCACTACTACGGAAATGGAGAGGACTACTTTGACGCTGAAAGTTGTGAGTGTAATCTCTATGATATTATCTTAGACCAAGACGGAGACGTTATTTGGGACAACGGCTTGCTAACTGAGCCTGAACTTGCTATATTTGGAACTATGGAGGCTAACTAAAATGGGAAGTAATTTTGCTACTGAAATGGCAGACGGAACACTAGAGGATTTAGGTATTCACCTAGATTTAGAAACTCAGATAGGTATTCACTTATCTGCTAATCACTATCCACCCGTACCTAAGTCAATGGTTCAACCTTGTATTGAGGCTATTGACGCCGTAAATGATTTAGGACTATGGGACTTAGAAATTCCCCTGCCTGAAGGCGTATCTTGGAGAGGTTTGACTAGCGCACCTGCCCATGCTATTATTTCTAATCACCACTTAGACGCTTGGATTATTGAAAGAGAGGACTACTAAAATGGAATATAACTATTCTCTAACTATCTCCTATGACGGAGAACTTGTATCAACAACACGCACCGCAGATTTACTAGAAATTGTAAATGCTTGGAATAAATGCGTAGACTTTGGCGATGCTAAAGAATATGCTACTTACAACCTATCAGACCCTATTGGTAAAATGTATACCAAAACTTTTTATAGAAATGGGTGGGTATCTATAAAATGACTGCTACAATGACAAACATGGAACTACGCTTCGCTGATTATCTTTTTCCTAATCAATTAATGGAAGAAGATCTAATTGAGGTAGAGGATAATTTATTGACAGTCGTTTCAATTAATGAAACAAAAGAAGGATATCAATTAATTTTATCTGATGACTTTGGTGATGAAACAGAATTGTTTTTAACTGAAGATGATAAAGTTAAATGGTATGTTTTTGTAGAGACTGAATAAAAACCCCCCGACCCGTCCGTTTTGTCCGTTTTGTGAATTAAGTACGATTTGATTTTTTCCCCTAAAAATGTTAAACTAGATTATGTTTAAAAAGAGTAGTGAAGACCTAAGACGCTTAATGGAATTAAGGCGATCTAATGCTGCTTCCCCAAAATTAAATAAGAAAAAATACACTAGACAAAGTAGCAAAAAAATGTTAGAATTAGAAAAGAAAGAAAGGCGCTCATGAAACTAAAAAGAAGCATGGACAGAAAGGTAACTAATGCTGTATCGAAAAATGGAAAGACCCCAACAATTGCCAACACTTTTGGATTGCCTAGTGGAAAGGCTTACTCATGCCCTGGTGAAACCTCTGTATGTAGCAAAGTCTGCTACGCAGGAAAACTTGAAAGGGTATATAAAGGAGTAAGAGAAGTATTACTTCATAACTGGGAATTACTAAAAGACGCAGACCATGACACTATGGAAGCATTGCTCACAGATATGATTAATGATTTCAGAAAAGATTGTGAAAAGAAAGACGCACCTATGCTATTCCGTATCCATTGGGATGGCGATTTCTTTTCAGATGAATATGCATTCGCATGGAAGCATGTCATTCTAAATAATCCTGATATAAAGTTTTGGGTATATACCCGTGTGGCTGCCGCTGCAGATATGCTAAAGGGTATCGAAAACCTATCTCTCTATTTTTCTACTGATAGTGAGAATAAAGAAATTGCTATTAATCTTAATAAAGATAAAGGAATTAAATTAGCATACCTTGCAGATACTTTTGCAATAGGACAGTCAGACATGAAAGAGATGATTGGTAAAGTAGGCGCTAAATGCCCTGAGAATAAAAAGGCTATTCCGCTTATTTCTACCGCTGGCTCTGCGTGTGTATCGTGTGGATTGTGTATTGAAAATAAAGCAAATATAGTTTTCTCTGCTAAGAAAAAGTAGGGGATCTAGGGGGACTTGCCAAATACCCCTAAAAATGCTACAATGGCAAAAACAGAAAGGAAAGCATGGAAGTATTAATAATAACACTATTAGTCTTAGCCTTGTTTTTCGCAGGCATGGGACATAGAAAGTGATTTACCTCACATATCTCACATTTTGAGATTTTAGGGGGAAATAACTTGACAAGCCCAAAAATAAATGAAATAATAAATACATCAACCTAACAAAAGGAGAAAAACAAATGGCAGTAAATACAGCACTATACAAAGTAGGAGATACCTACACAAGCCAAAAGTCAAAGCAGACAGGCGTTATCAAGGAAATCGTGCCACAGGCAAATGGTAATGTTCGTGTTCGCTTAGATGTTGAGGGTGCTACACGCTGGACTACTTGGACACCTAAATCCAACTAATTTAGCAAACGCTAACGCCACCTGAGCAAGTGGAGGCTAAACTGCTCACTTGATTTCTTTACTAGAAAATGCTAGTATAGGATAAGCCCAAACACCAAACAGAAAGGAAAACAATGTCAAGAGGCAAAGCCATAAATGTCAAGATTGCTACGACCAAAGTAATCAAGGCACTTGAAACTAAACTAGCCCAACTCCAAAAGGATAAGGCTAATCAGAAAGTCAATGAGGAAAAGTTCTCAAAGGCACAAGAAAAGTATAACAAAGAGATTGCTAAGTTAGCACTTGGTCAAATCTCTAAGGCAGAGGACTTGTCTGCTCACACTCGCTACAATGGCGAAATAAATGTATCGTTCTCCTTGCCAAAGGGAACTATTGAACTTCCAAAAGAACCTGAAAAGGATTTTGAGAGTTTCCACGATTGGCAATACAAGGAAATGGTAGAGGAAATTGAAAACGCTATCCGTATTCTGAAAATGACAGATGAGGAAGTAGTTTCAACTTCAACTTACAACGCTATCGCTAGATACTTGTAAATCACTTTCCTGAGCATGAAATAAAACTGCTCACCAAACCACCACAAACAGAAAGGTAAAACAAATGACATTAGGCGGATACACTTATCAAGTAGGAGATTTATTCACTACTTCTAAGACAGGCGTTACAGGCAGAATTGAAAAGTTTATTCCTGTTCGTCAAAATGTAACTCGTGTTATGTTGCGCTTGGCAAATAATCAAACAAGATTTGCTATGGTAAAAACATACTAACAGAATTGCTCTCTGTGTTCACGGCAGACTGCGATCTAAAACTAGATTAGATTGAACTTTCTGCGAAAGTCCCTTGAGAGCCTTCATCCTGAGCATGATGTAAAACTGCTCTAAAACCCCCCGACCCGTGTGACTAAGATCACATCTCATTATGTGAGATTAATTAAGAAATAGATTTGTATTTCCCACATTTTTTTGCTATGCTTAGTTATACCAACAAGAAAGGAAAGCCCTAATGATATCAACCGCATTAGCAATACAAGAAGCAACAATGGAAGCCGTTCATGACGAGGAAACTATGAATATGGCTGCCCATATTTTTCATTCACGAAATGAAGTTTCAGAGGATGAATTTATCAGAATGATGTTTATGTATTCTGCTCATCTATCAGCGATTACTGCTACTCTAGTTACTCATGCCTGCTTGACTGAAAGCCAACTAAATGATATGCTAGAAACAATAAAAGAAATGGAAACAATGGGAAAGGACATTGAATAATGGAAGAGACAACAATAGAGGTCCCCTCACACTATAACGCTAATCAATTAGTAACCTATAAGGTTATCAAGGATGGCGTAGCCTCATTCCCAACTACTAAGGTTAATGACCTTGAGTGGGAACTAGAGCAATACCGTCGCACTCAGGACAGAGTTAATGAACTCCAGTCTACAATCAATAAAATTATCGATAACATGTCTGAAGAGTATTGGTTTAATCCTAATACAGAAAAAGAAACAATACTCGAAGACCTTTGCGAGATTTTAAAATTCAACCCAGTTAAAACTGTAGAATTCTCTGCAGTAATTAATGTTAATGGTGCAATCGAAATTCCTCTAAACGAAGCAGAAGACTTTGATTTAGAATCATTCTTGTCAGATACAATTAGCGTTGATTCTTACGGCGGTAATGTTGATATTCATGATTGGAATATTGATAATGCATATGAAAACTAGTTTCTGATAGGGGGCTATCCGAAAAGGACCTGAGTACGTCCTAATAAACTGCTCAATTTTTATTTGAGATCCCCCGCAAATGGGTCGGGGGGCGTGATATAAATCACATGTGAGATTAAGCACATGTCCGATTTTTCCCATTTTAATTAAGATGATTTGACTTTATTTCCCCGTAATGCTAAACTAGATTGTAATCTATTGAAAGGAAAAAAATATGGCTCATGAATTAGAAACCCAAAATGGTGTTGCTAGTTTCGCTTCTTTCCGTGAACCTGCTTGGCATGGTCTAGGCACAGTATTCACAGAAGAAAAAAATACAGCAGAAATGTTGGCTGCTGCTAATCTAAATAACTGGAATGTTCGTCTTGAAGATGTAAATATTCCTACTCACTTATCATCAGATAAGAACTACCAATATGTAGTGCGTACCAATCCTACAGATAACACTCAGACAGATATTCTTGGTGTTGTAGGTGAGCGTTATCATGTTCTACAGAATGAAGATTTATTTTCATTTGGTGACAATATCCTAGATGGTGGTGGTCGTTGGGAAACTGCTGGCGCTATTCGTGGTGGTCGTGTAGTATTTGGCTCTCTTGCTCTTGAGCGTGAGACAGTGCTAGACCCTAATGGTGTTGCAGATAAGGTAAAGACTTATCTTCTTATCAACACATCACACGATGGCTCTATTGCTATTCAAGCGTCAATCACTCCCGTTCGTGTTGTGTGCGCTAACACTCTCAACCTTGCTCTTGGTGGCGTAGGTCGTAAGCGTAATAAAGGTATCAAGCAATCTTTCAAGATTCGCCATACTCAGACAGCACAAGGTAAAGTCGCTATTGCTCGTGAGGCTCTTGGTCTTGCCAATACCTACATGGATGAATTCGACAAGATGGCACACGCAATGATTCAGAAAGAAATCACAGCCGTTGATTTTAATAAAATCATTCTTGCTGCTTATCCAAAGCCTGAGAAAGATACTAAGGGCGCAATCAAGAAGTGGGAAAATAAAGTTGATACAATCAACGATATTTACACTGGCGAATTCAATGGCATGATTGCTAACACTGCTTGGGGTGCGTTCAATGCTCTAACTGAGCGCCTTGACTGGTATCGTTCTGCTCGTGGTGGCAATAACGAGAGTATTCTCGCTGCTGCTAGTGGATTTGACCCATCTATCACAGCAGAAAAAAATCGTTTGCTAACTATTGTTCGCAACACATTAGAATTAGTGTAAACTAATTCAACACCTGAGCAAGTGTAAAAACTGCTCACTATTTTTTTTGCAGATCATAAATTGAAATTGTAATCTTAATATGTGAGACGGGTCGGGGGTGTCCGTTTTGTACCTTTTATTAAGAATGATAGTATTATTTTTTAAAATTTTTTTATTAAGAGGGACTTGATTTTTTCCCGAAATTTTGGTATTCTATATTTACACCAAGAAAGGAAATAAAAATGAAAGTTGAATTATATGAAATGGAATATTCTGTTTCTCCAGGAGGCAAGGATTGCTGGGAAGCAACAGTATATACAGGCTTAGGACATTCTTCTAACTATAGTGAATATAGATCTGCTGGAGAGGCTTTAGACCATTTGATTTCTGTATACCCTGGCGTAGAACTAGAAGTTGACGTAACTACCCTTGAAGCGTATAATTTACAACAGGAAAGGGTATAAAAATGTTAGTAGACGACTTAATTATTAAAGTATATGAGGATAATTATTCCCATATGGACTTTATGGAAAATATGAATGGTGGAGACTGTGATTGTGCTTTACATTCTTTCTTTAAAGTAATAGAGGTTTATACATGCTAGGTTATGAAAAATCAGATTTAGACATGATGATTGCTAATGTAAACATTGCTTCTAAGCAATTAGGCAATTCAGGTATTGCTAGGGGACTAGATGAAGTATCTTTATTTCTTCAAGGTCTATGGGCAGAGGGGTACTTTGACTAATGGATAAAGTTTTATACTGGTCAGATCTAGCAGAGTTAACTCATCAAACACAAGTAGATTTATTTGACTTCTGTGCTTGTGAAGAGCAAGAGTTATTTCCATATGAGGATTGTCCAAGGGTGTGACGAAAGTCACATTACGAGGGCTTGACTTATACCCCTGATTTTGGGAAAATAAGACTATGGACATTTACTTAGAGGAACTCACCAAAACTGTAGCCTATCACGATTCGTATTGTGATTGCCGTGATTGCGCTATGTATTATTTTCTAACAGAAAGGGAAAATGAAAATGCCAATGTATGACCTAAAGGTAGTAGTAGAGTATTTCTATGAAGTAGAAGCAGAGACTGAGGAACAAGCAGAGGAACTTGGTTGGCACTATGAAGACCACGCTTACTCAGGCGAAGTTTATTCTATTGAGGTATGGGAAAAAGAAGAAGAGGAAGTAGAACTAGATGAGGAGGTTAAGTAATGCCTAACTGGTGCTATAACTATCTTGACATATCAGGTGATGAAGCCTTGGTTGCAGATGTAAAACGACAACTCAACAAACCATTTGTCATGAGCCATGATTCATGGAATATGAATACAAAACAAATGGAAATATCAGAAACAAGTTATTCAAACCCTGTCTTTGCATTTCATAATATATATAATCATAGACAAGACGGTATCTCAGATGAGGATTACATAAAGCAACCTGACCATACCCTGCCTTTAGAAGAATCTCTTATGTTCAAGGGCAACCATTGGTACGACTGGAATGTTCGCAACTGGGGAACCAAATGGGATGTTGCAGTTCGTGACGGTGATGAGTATCCTGAGACTGAGTTATATGAAGAGACTGATAGTTCTGTGGGGTATAAGTTTAATACTGCTTGGTCTCCACCTGTTGAGGCTATAACTAAACTATCAGAACAGTATCCTAGCCTAGAGATGAATCTATCTTATGAGGAAGAAACTGGTTGGGGTGGTTCTGTCAACTTCAATAACGGTATTGCTACTGAAGAAGAATCATATGAAAACAAATGTAGAGATTGTGATTCACTAAATAGTTTAGAATACTGTGAAAATGATTGTGGTGAGATTTGTTCAGAGTGTAATTATATGGGGGAAGCAGACCTTGACTGTGTTGCGGAATGTGATACCCACAAGGTATACTTGGACAATGTGCCAGAATACAGAAAGGTAAGCAATGATTGACAAGTTAGTAGAATATATCAAGTTACATGCTCTTAGCATGGAGCAAGATATTGAAAACATTCATACTAAATATGAAGCAGGTGGTATGTATTCAAATGAGGATACGTACATGGAAGAGTATTTGGCAGGTGCCATTGCTGCCTGCTATCATATTCTATCTACAATTGACGAGTTCAGAAAGGAACAGTAGTGGAAATATCACCAACAACATTAGAACCATACCTGCAAAAACAGGTAGACCATGATATCAGCGGTATCGATATCATGCACGGTCACCTAAAAGTTCTCATGCTGCAGGCAGAGCAAGAACTAATTAATGCACAGGCTTTGGAGGATGAAACTGAAGAGGCTATGGATTCTATGGAACGTAAATATTGGGAGGGTATGTGTGACGCATATGCTCATCTATATAGTTTGACATATGATTTATCATTCGCAATAGCAGCAAGAAAGGAAGAAGAATAATGGGAGCACGTTGTACATTTGTATTTAAAACTAGTGAGGACCATGCCGTGGCACTATACAGCCACTGGGGTGAGGACTCGTTGTATCCAGACCTGGCAGCGGCATTGAATCATGCAAGACCTAGGTGGACGGACCCTTCATATGGTACCCGTATGGCAATTAGTTATTTAATTCAGGATAACATCATGGACGAGACTGGCTTTGGTATCTATGGGTGTGACCCTACGGACCAGGCATTCATGGACACACCAATCACAATTGATTTTACAGATAATACTGTAGGCAATGGTGAAGACTGGCATTCATTTGATGAGTTTGTTAATTATCATGGAATGGCTATCTCAAAATAAATTTATCTGAGAAGACGGAGAATGGGTCACTCCGCACACAGGGTGAGGCGCAGGCTGTGGTGGGTCTTGCGCCTCCCCACCTTTTTTGGTAGAATGGAGGTATGCGTATATTGAGAGGTCTTAGGCTAGGAATATCAAAAGAAGAAAAGGTTGCTATTGCTATTGGCAGACTTGTATCTGACTTTGGTCTTGACCTTGAGGCAGTTGGAAAATATCTAGCAACAACACAGCCATATGTAGTTTATGCTCGTGTGCTGGAGGTATTAGAAGCAACTGAATACAACAAGACTGTATCAGAGTATAGGCAGATAGGACAATACTATGGCGACCAACTTCGCTAACAAAGCGGGTATATTATCAGATCTCTGGATTAACTTTAGAGATGAAGAACAGTTCAGTGACTTTATAGAATATAATGACATTGGACTCCCGTTAGCATATTTTGTTCATACTGAATTAGTTAAACCTGCTGATCAAGCAATAATGTATATAGAAGAAACATTTAATTTGTTATGTGCTGCATTAGAGTTAGATCTAGAAGGAGACTATGAATCATTGAATGAAATGTTTGATAAATCTAATAATGTAGAGTAGGGTTGACAGCCTGCAGCAGATGTGCTATGCTGTGGGCTGCGCCCCGACCCTATCTTTCAAATTCCAAACACTTTATTACGAAGATAGTATTTTTTTCCCAGAATTTTTATTACGATCAAACATAAAAAATCCCAGCATTTTATCAAACAAATTTTTATTTGTCAAATCAGGGTTATATCCCTTATACTGTATATAGGTATGTTTGTCAAGGATCTTTTATATACCGCCGCCGAATGGCGGCAGCCCCGAAGGGGCGTGAGATTTCCCAAAAAAACATTAAGAACCCTTTTCAAAAAATCCCTGAAAGTTTGGCGGGGTACAAAAAGATATACCCAAATCCCTCTATATAAAACATTACGAAAACACTTTATTTTTCCCTGATTTTCAAACATTTTAAAACATTTTTATATGGTTTTATAACATTTTGTTATGGTTTTTAAACATTTTTAAACCACATTTTGTCTATAATTTGGGACAAATCATTTGACAAATATGGTTTGATATGGTATTATGCAGGCTATTTGGCTATTTGACATATAAGGTTTTATATGATATGGGGTTTGGGAACTGGGTTGGTTTGAACTGTCGCATTACGATCCATCTTCTAAAGATGTTCCATTCCCCACTTTCCTCCCTTTTCCTCCACCTATAGTATATGAAAATATAATCAGTAATATATTTTTGTGGATAAACCTGTGGATAACTATGAGATTTTGTGGAAAACGGGGTATACAAATCAGGACATTTAGGCTATACTTGTCATATGCAATTCATTCCTGAGCATCAAACCAATAACCTAATCTTGAGGTTTATAGCCAATCAGATATTTCACCGTATATCCCATATGTTCTTATCTAGGTCATTAAGGATATATTATATATATGAGAATGAGTATGATGAGGATAACTCCTTTGTACCGCCGAAGTTTGACCATCTTAGAATTAGAACCTATAACTGGCTATACAATGTTTTAGATAAGCCATATAGTAGATGGGGAACACATTACGATATATCTTTTGATGATGAAGACCAAGAATTAATGGATAGGCTTGGCTCTGATTATGACGAGAATGGTATCCCATATTGGGAGAAGACAGGAACAGTGGATCCAGATTATGATTTACGATAAAATATCTACATGCCTTGAATGGCTAAGTATAAATGACATTGAATGGGATTTGACATACTAGCCAACACTTTGCTATAATTATATCTAGAAGGCATGAACGGCTGATGGTTTACCGTGTGGTCGTACCTCTTCTAGCATCCGCTCCCTTTCTGGCGGATAAGTCGCCTCTCCCTTTCTGGAGGCGCACTCCTGAGCATGAGTCTAAACTGCTCCCTTTCTGTATAATATAGATATGAGTCTATACAGAGAAAAGAATGAGTTTATTCCCATTATGAGGGATACAGATGATCATATAGATGATTATGAAGCAATAGGCATTGATTGATATACCCCAACCATATTGCCCTGCAAAGGGGCAAATGTTGGTTGTGGGGTTCTATTTTGCGCCGAACTTTAAACGCCGCTTTTCCCATATTTCTAGATCTTGCGGATGATCAAAGTCTTCAGTCCAGTCGTTGATTTCAACATAGTTTGATTTATTTGTAAAGTGATGCTGTACCCGTAGGCTTTCAAGGTTCCTTATCTTTTTATACAACAGGTATGTTCCAGGACCTTTTTTGTTTTCTTCTATTACCTGCTGTAGGACATTACGAACGAACTCTTTTTGTCCCCCGTCAAAACTCAATGCAAATATTTCTTTATATTTTTTGCCAGTAATTTTTGATGCTTTGGGGCGTAGAAAAAACTGTATTGGATCTATATTATTTGCTATTGTCTCTACCGCTTGATCAGAAAACCAAACATCACCAAATGCAATAATTGTTCTATCTTCCCCCCACAGATGGACTGATGAGTACAGTTTGGCTGCATCATTCCAGTTGCCTTCAAGAGGATATTCAGTGGCAGCATTTATACTTATATTGTTTTTAGATATTACGACTATATCATTGCTAAACTTATTAAACTGATTAATGGTTCTGTTTAGCAGTGGTTCGCCATCTATTATTGCAAGATGTTTTGGGGTATTACGAAAGTTATTCCAACGTGTACCTTTTCCTGCTGCTGGAATGATTACTCTCATGTCAGTCCATATAAACTAATACATCAAATGCTTCTTCGCAAGATATACATAGTGATGTTGGCTTGCCTTTAACATACTTACCGTCGCCGAGAATTATTTTTCCGCTTTTTTGCATGTCTAATAGATCTGGCGTTAATTTACCATAAATAATTGGTAATAGTTTTACATGACATTTTGGACACATAAGAATTATTCTATCATAGTTGCATTTATTTTTGCTATAAGGTATACTCTTTATATGGGACAATGTAAATGTGGTTATTCAACTGAGTATCCAGACTGCAACGGCACACATAAAATTGTGAAAGCAGTTAAGGATGATATTATTAAACAATTAGAAGATATAGATATAGATGGTAGCAAACTAAATGCTCTTGGGTTTAAAATGCTTGCCATCGCAGCAATCAGGGGTAAGTAATGAAACATGAGGACTTGAGAGATCCTTTCACATATTGGAGAGAAATCTTGACTATGGTATTTATTATAGGCTTTTTACTTGGCGTATGGGCTTCTTAAAATACTGTAATGACTGTAATACCCCGCTACAAAATGGGGCTTGCCTTTATTGTTATAATAATAAAGAAGCGTTAGAGGAATTTGAAAAAGAAGACGATATGTGATATCCTTATAATAAGGGTCTAATTAAAATATAGAGAGCGAGATATAAATGAATCCTAAAGTAACTATTGTTGGAAGACTTGGCAAAGATCCAGAGGCTATTGGACAGTCTGGAGCACGTTTTACAGTTGCCACAAACGACAGAGTAAAGAATGAAACAACGGGTAAGTGGGAAGATAAAGACACATCTTGGTGGACAGTAAAGGCTTGGAAAACTCTTGGACAACAAGCACTTGCTAACCTTAAAAAGGGACAAGAAGTAACAATTGTTGGAACAATTTATCAAGAAAGTTGGAAAGACAGCAGTGGCAATGCAAGAACATCCTATGAAGTTAATGCAGAATCAATTGCTCTAACTCTTCACACAATTGCAAAAGAAGTTCCATCGCCTGCTATGGCAACAGTGAGTGGAGAAGATCCATGGGTCAAGGCTAATGCCTAATTGGACAGAGGAACTCTCAGACGAGCAGAAGAAGCAAGTCTGGGAGTTCATTGTTTTTACAGTAAAAGAAATACGAGAGCAGATTGCTCTTGATATTGAGTATACTTATGAAGTATGGGCTACACACGGCAAAACAAAAAGTCGTAGAACTAAAAAGGCTTTTGAAGTTTGTGCAGATATAGCCAGAGGATTAAACGAAAGGATGCCAGATGAAACTAACAGAGGCAGCACAGGAGAAGGTTAGAGAATTAATTAAGGGTACACAAATTGCTATCCCTAATCATGAAATATTCTTACGTGTTACTGTAATGCCTGGAGGATGCTCAGGGCTAAAACATCAAACATATTTTGATTACGAAAAACGTGATAATGATAGCGTGTTTAGTTATGATGGGTTTGATCTTAGAGTAGATAATCTATCTTTGCCTTATCTAGATGGGGCTACCATAGAATACTTTGATACCATTGAAAAACAAGGATTTTTTCTAGATAATCCAAATGCTACAGGAACATGTTCTTGTGGTGATAGTTTTCACTAATGGTGTTATACTCACCATATGACAACAAACAGAATAGTTGCTCTTAGCACAACTTCACCTTTATTGCTAAGTCCTGCAGGAACACACTCTGGAGTTGATATCACAGTGCAAAATATCAACGCTACAGGATATGTTTATCTTGGCGGATCAAATTTAACTAACGCAAATTATGGTTTTAGAATTGATCCTAGCCATGCAATTTCAATTGAATTAAATGGAAGAGATGCTTTGTATGCCCTTGGTTCTACCAGTGGATTATCTGCTTCTATTCTTATGACTAATCTAGAACAAGGAATGTAATGGCACGTTTTTATAATCCACCAGATGTTGGCGTACCTGGTCCACAAGGTCCACAAGGTCCTACTGGTCCGCAAGGTCCACAAGGAGATCCTGGTCCTGCTGGAGGATTTGGATATTCAGCATCATATTGGAGCACTGTAGATCAAACTGGAACAAGTGGATCTATTCAAGCACATACATTAAATAATATTGATTGGGAAGATGGAATTCAGTTAGTAGATAATTCTAAAATTACCTTTTTATATGCTGGTAAATACAATATTGCATTTTCTGATCAGTGGCACCACACTGGCGGTGGAGGATCTGGTAGCACAGTAAATATTTGGCTTGCAAAAAACGGTACAGCAATAGAGGATACAAATACAAAAGTAATTGTTAACACTAATAATCCTTATTATGTTGCAGCATGGAACTTTTTTGTTAATGCTAGTACAAATGATTATTATCAAATAATGTGGTCTGCTGATACTACAACTATAAAATTAGAAGCAGAGCCTGGAACTGGCAGTGGTGCAAATCGCCATCCGTCAATTCCTTCTGTTATTGTAACTGTTAACCAAGTAGGTTAATTTGACAAAACCTAGGGGTAGGTATATAATAGAAGTATGGAAAAGGGTAGAGTAGTTATTTGTGATTTATGCAATAAAACTATAGAAGTTCGTTGGGGTATTTTTGCTCATCAATCTTTATACCGCCATAAAAAGGCTGATCATAAATGAAACAAAGAATCATTGAGTTTGCTGCAGATGGTACAGCAATTCCAGATATAAAACCTTCTAAAAACTCTATACCCACATGGTATAAAGATATACCAACTTTTAACAAAAAGAATATAGTCTTTAATGATGGCATAGAGCCATTTAAAAATGTCAAATCATGTGTACCATTTTTAGATGCAATGAACACTGGTTATACCGTTACACTATGGTCAGACGTTTATTGTAATCTTGGTGATACTGGTAATCATAATTTTAGATGGACAATCGGACCAGATCCTATTTTATACCGTGGTAAAAATAAACATTTTTTAACTACAACAGATGAGTTTACTGATGATAGTTTTGCATGGCAGTCTCCATACTGCTTTAAATTACCAGATGGTTACAGTGCTATTGTAACTCACCCATTTAATAGGCATGACTTGCCCTTTGTTACACTTACAGGAATTGTAGATGCCGATGATATTATGACTTCTGGTAATGTACCGTTTTTGCTTAAAAAGGACTTTAGTGGTATCATTGAAATAGGAACTCCTTTATTTCAGATTATTCCATTCAAAAGAGAAACTTGGAAAGCAGAAAGAAATGAAGAACTTCTCAAAATTGCTAATGATCAAAAAATTTCATCACAAAGAAAGTTTTTTAATTATTACAGAGATAAAATTTGGAAAAAGAAAGAATATCTATAGGAGATAATATGCCACACAGCGTAAAAGAAAGAATAACAATTGGATGGTGCGATAACGGAGTTGTAGAAGGACGTTTTGCAAGCGGTATTGTTAATACTGTCATTCAAGGAAAAGAATTTGGATTAAATATTATTAACACTATTCGTGTTAATGGTAATCAGATTGCACGTCAAAGACAATCTTTATGGGATTTTTGGGCAGACCTATCTGATAGTGAATGGTTGTTATGGGTTGATTCTGATATTATCATTACCCCACAAGTTGTAAAAATGCTTTGGGAAGTTGCAGATAAAAAGACTAAGCCAGTTGTAACGGGGACATATTTTGTTTCTGCAGAAAACGAACAAACTCTTATGAGACCAATGCCAGCGTTGTATTTAGAAACAGGTGATATTTATCAAACACAAGTTTTACATCCTTTGCCAGAAAATCAGGTTGTTCCAGTAGATGTGGCTGGGTTTGGACTTATGCTAATGCACCGCTCAATTATTGATCCAGTAAAGGCTGTTGCTGGTGATATTTCTGTGTTTGGAGAAAACCAACAGGCTGCTAATAAGTTTGTTAGTGAAGATGTTTCATTCTGTCGCAATCTTAAGAAAGCAGGATTCCAATTGTACGCACATACTGGTGCAACTGTTCAGCATATGAAAACATTTTCATTTGATAAAAACTATTACAACATATATTGGGATGCTATGACTAGCGGAAAGATTAAGAAGCCCGAAAATGGCTGATCCAAATCAAACTCCACAAAGAGGTGATTGGGCTTGTCCATGCAATGGCTGTAAAAAGGCTGTTGCTTTTGAACGCAAACAACTTTTAGAACTACTTGAAGTAACCAAAGTTGAATATCAGATTTATCGTGGGTCAAGTTTTGATAAAGATGGCAATCTTCTTTGGATGAAAGATGATGTTGAAGCATATTCTGAAGGAATAGATGTTGCAATTAATTTAATAAAAAGCAGAATGGATAAAAAGAAATGAAACTATTGGCAATAGGTATGCAACATCACGATCATAATGCAGCATATTTTGATGGAGAAAAACTACACTATCATAAATTTGAAAGAACAAAACAAATTAAACACTTTGAATATGAAAATAGATGGGAAATATTTAAAGATGTTCAAGAACTATGGAACTTTAAATTAGATGAAATAGATGATATTGTTATTGATTATGACTATGCTACCTTTTTTCAAAACATAGACCCAGAGTTTGATTTAACAAGACCAGAAGTGTTATTTTATAGAATACCAAAAAAATACAATCCTTTTGAATCTTTTGGTATAAAAAATGCATGGCATATAAGCCATCATTATTCTCACGCCTTATCCACATGGATGCTAGAAGATAAGAATAATTCTCCAAGAGTTAGAGTTGTTATAGATGGCATGGGAAATAATAAAACATGTACAATTTTTGAAAATAATGTTGTTATAAAGAGTGTATATGAGGCTGACGCTGGATCAATTGGGTTTCATATGAACAATGCTGCTATGTGGCTTGGTGTAAACAAAGTGAGTTCGCTTGACAATGCTGGCAAAGTTATGGGCTTACAGTCATACGGAAGGGTTCATGACCAATACTTAAAAGAAATTAATGAGTTTGGAATTGATAATGCTAATGCCATATTTGACTTGACTAGATGGAATAACTACATGAAAGATCCATTGTTAACTAATCTTACCCCTCTTGACTGGATTAGAACTGTGCATGAAAGAGTTGGGGATCTTTTAGTAGAACTATTTAGTAAGTATATTAATAAAGAAGAAAGTGTTTCGTACTCTGGAGGAGTAGCACAAAATGTTGTATGGAATACAAAACTAATTCATAATTTTCCTAATATAATTATTCCACCACATTCTAGTGATGAAGGATGTAGTTTAGGTGCAATTGAATGGTTAAGAAAATATCACGATCTTCCTGAGTTTAAACTTGAAAACTTTCCATATTGTCAAAATGATTATGCTCCAAGCACAGAGCCTACAGATGAAACAATTAAGTATGCAGCCAAAATGTTGGCAGAAAATAAGATTGTAGGTTGGTATCAGGGACATGGGGAAGTTGGTCCTAGAGCGTTGGGTCATAGGTCTATATTAATGAATCCTGCTATACCGCTTGGAAAAGAAATTATTAATTCTGTTAAAAAACGAGAAAACTATAGACCATTTGGAGCATCTGTTTTATCTGAGCATGTACTAGATTATTTTAAATATGATATAAAAGATCCACACATGCTATTTACTAATGACTTTAAGGTTGATACGTTCCCAGCAATTACTCACGTTGATGGCACTTGTAGAACTCAAACGGTAGAAAATGATGGATCTGCATACAGAAAACTAATTGAAGAATTTTATAAGTTGACTGGACATGCATTAATTCTGAATACTAGTTTAAACATTAATGGAAAACCAATTGCAGGATATCCTGAGAATGCTATTGACTTGTTTGAGTTTTCTATGATAGACTGTATGATAATTGGAAATACAATATTAAATAAATAATGGTCTGTAGTTCAGTTGGCAGAACAAGGCACTGTTAATGCCTGGGTCGTAGGTTCGAGTCCTACCAGACCAGCCAAGCGAATATTGCATAGTGGTAGTGCGTAACCTTGCCAAGGTTAATGTGCGAGTTCGATTCTCGCTATTCGCTCCAAGGTCCGTTAGTTCAGTTGGTTAGAACGCCACCCTGTCACGGTGGAGGTCGTGAGTTCAAGTCTCATACGGATCGCTAAGTCTCCATCGTCTAGTGGTTAGGACAACACCCTTTCACGGTGTAAACGAGAGTTCAATTCTCTCTGGAGATACTCGAAATAACATCTGAACAATGTTATGGAGATCGTTATTACTGAAACTGAGTTCGTGGGCGCATCATACGAAGGTGTTCAGACCGAAGGAGATTGCTCTGCTACCCCACTAGGTAATAACAGCCAGCGGAGACTTTGTGGCTGGCATTTGCCTCCTTAACTCAGGGGTAGAGTACCCGCCTTGTAAGCGGGTTGTCGTAGGTTCAAATCCTACAGGAGGCTCGTGGCACACTTATCAATTAAAGAATTGTCTAAGCGCAATAACTTTCAGACCTTTGTCTATAGAATAGGCATTGGTCAAGGGTTTTATCTTGTTAATACAGATATACTTGTTAAGTTAAATAAATCTATTTTAGAAAATATTTTATCAGTTGACGATTTAAATAATTATAAAGTTGGTAGATCAATACAATTACCAACTGAAACTAATGATTTAGTTCCATTAAGTATGCTTTATAAAGACTCAGATTTTTCTACTAGAACACAAAATACAACAGCAAAACAAGATGAACAGATATTTAATATTGCATGTTTAATGGATAGTATTAAAAATGAAAGTGGCTTAGAATATGTGCCAATTAAAATTATAGATAATATATATAATGTAAGGTCAATAAAATCTTTAGAAGATAAATCCAAGGCTGATTTTTGTTTCATAGACTTAGATGGTAAAGAAGTAGGTTTTGTATCACATAAAGATGGTATAAGCCCTAGAGACTTCCAACAGTGGTCTGGTACATCAAAAAGATTTCAAGAAGAAATATTTTTACATCCTGAGACTCAAGATTTTATTTCTGTTTTGAAAGAAAATTTTAATGACAGTCTTCCACCAGCGTCAACAGTAGCAAGAAAAATATCAGATCAAAGACTAAAACATCTTGCCGTATTTGGTAATGATTTTGGTCAAGTGCTTGGTAGAAACAATGTTGAGGCTGTAATGCAAGGAGATTTACAACTTATATTTAAGAATGAATACTGTGAATTGGTTGGATCTCACTATACTATTAAGAATGGAGAGATACCTGTTTACGGATATGAGCCAGTGCTTATGGCAGTACACAAAAGAGATAGAAGCGATCATTGGATTAAAAACTGTAGGCTTACTATAAATCCATTAGGTACTAGAACTATTAAGTTGTTCATATAGTTGATGCTATAATTATATAAAAGGGGTAATATTGGCTAAAATTGTATTCTTAGGTAACTTTAGTGTTGACTACAGTAGTGAAACGCATCATGCTAAATCATTAGAGGCTCTTGGGCATACCGTCGTTAAAATGCAGGAGCAAAAGGCTAAGAGCAATGTTATTCTTGCTGAAGCATTACAAAGCGATTTATTTGTATGGGTTCATACTCATGGCTGGAAGACTCCAGGATCACCTTCTATGGATGTAGTTTTAACTGAATTAAAGAAGGCTGGCATACCAACAATGACCTATCATCTTGATCTTTGGTTTGGACTAAAACGACAAAAAGATTTAGAAAATGATAATTTTTATAGAACAATTGGTCACTTCTTTACTGTAGATAAACTTATGGCTGATTGGTTTAATGATAATACATCAGTAAAAGGACACTACCTTCCTGCTGGGGTATATGGAGAAGAGTGTTATTTAGATAGTTCTTATGGAAATGGTTACGAGCATGACATTATATTTGTTGGAAGTAAGGGTTATCACCCAGAATATCCATATCGCCCAATGTTAATTGACTATCTAAGACAAACCTATGGCAAAAGATTTTTACATGTTGGTGGAGATGGCGATACTGGAACTGTGCGTGGAGAAAAGTTAAATAGGATTTATGCTAAAAGTAAGATTGCAATTGGAGATAGTTTAAATTTAAATTTTGACTATCCGTATTATACAAGTGATAGACTATTTGAAAGTACTGGTCGTGGTGGGTTCACAATCTACCCTGATATTAAAGGACTAAGAGATTTATTTGTAGATAAAGAAGAAATTGTTTTTTATGAACATGGTAACTTTAAAGATCTAAAAAACAAAATAGATTATTATCTTGAGCATGATGAAGAACGTGAAAAGATAAGGGTCGCTGGACATGAAAGAACTAAAAAAGAACATACATATGTTCATAGATGGGCAACAATAATAAGGGAGTTAAACCTATGACAGAGATGGTTAAAGCCGTTATAAACGGAGAGTTTGAAATAACATTACCAAAGCATAGGGCAGATAGACCAGACTGGTATCAACCACAAGGTTGGGAGAAACCAAGATTAAAGTCTATGCATGAAAATATTGGTGAAAACGATGTTGTTTACTATGTTGGTGCTGAAGAAGGAGAGATGCCAGCATTATGTCAGATGTGGGGTGCTGAGGTTGTTTTATTTGAGCCTAACCCAAAAGTTTGGTCACACTTTCCATTACTTTGGAGTGCTAATAATTTAAAAATGCCACTTGCCTGTATTCCTGGATTTGCATCAGATAAAGATAATAAGTTAGCAAGAATTTATTACAGCGAGTTTCCACCAGAGGCTGATTCTCCTATTGAGGCAGCGCATGGATTTAAAGAACTTCAGTATGAAGCAGATAAATATGGACAAACTAAAATTGATACTCTTGTTTATGAAAAAGGATTAAAGCCACCAACAGTAATCTCTCTTGATGTTGAGGGAAGTGAATGGCGTGTTCTTGGTGGTGCAGAAAAAACAATGAGAGAATTTAGACCAAAAATTTGGTTATCTGGTCATCCAGAATTTATGATGATGTATTGGAAAGAATATCTATATGATTTAAGACAGTTTATTAAAGGCATTGGATATAAAGAATATCTTTTAGATTATCAACATGAGGTTCATTTTTATTATGAACCAGCCTAAAGCATATATATTTTCTATTGATCCTTTAGATGCTGCTGATGGTAAATGGGATTACGGTTTGCTTAAAGAAACTTTTGAACGTCATCACATTGATCAATTAGTTGTAAAAAATATACCAAAAGATGAAAGAGCATTTGTAGTAATTCCTGGTCAAGGTAATGCGGGTAAAGAAGAACTAATTAATAAGGAACTTAGTAATCTTGATAGAGTAGTATTATTTATTACTGGAGACGAGTCTGCTACATTTAATGTAGATCTTATTAGTCATCCTAATATTAAGATATGGGTTCAATACCCCCACAAAAAACATGAAAAATATCAAAAGTTTTTTATTGGTGTTCCACAGCATTTAAAGGCTGAAAAGCCAGATTATCCTAGCAAAGATTATGACGTTTATTTTGGTGGACAGGTTACACATCAACGTAGAAAGCAACTAGGAGAGGTCATGCAAACCCTTCCAAATGCCCTTTATAAGCCCACAAAAGGCTTTGCACAGGGTGATACACCAAAGGAATACTATAAGACGCTCTCAAAGGCAAAGATAGCCCCTGCGCCAGCGGGTGCTGTAGTAGTTGATTCTTTTAGATTTTTTGAGGCTATAGAAATGTTATGTATGCCTGTTGGAGATGGAAGAAACTCTCAAGGAGAAGTTGATAGTTATTTTAAATATATTTATCCTAAAGATCTACCTTTTCCAATAGTAGATAATTGGAATGAATTAAATGAACTTCTACCAGATCTTATTTCTAACTATCCTAATAATATGCATCAAGTAGTTTGTTGGTGGTTAAAATATAAAAGAGATTTTGGTTTTAAGGTTATGAGGCAACTTCATGAACAAGAGTGATATTACGGCTATACTTGTTACCTCTGTATTGCCAAGTCATCCAGATACCCGCATACTTGATGAAACACTTGCTTCTATTCGTACCCATTTGCCAGAGAATGAGGTTATCCTTCAAATTGATGGGCTTAGAGAAGAAAGAGCAAGCCGCAAAGAAGATTACAATGAGTTTAAAAATCGTGTACTTTGGAAATGCATACATGAATGGAAAAATGTTTTACCAGTAATATTTGACGAACATTGTCATCAGACTACAATGATGAAAAGAACTATTGATATGGTGAACACTTCAGCACTTTTATATGTTGAGGGAGATGCACCGCTTACATCAGATCAGCCAATTGATTGGCAGAAATGTTTAGACATGATGGAATACAATAGTGCCAATACTATTAGGTTTCATTTTGAAGCATCCATTCCTAAAGAACACGAACATTTAATGTTTGGTATTGAAAACGGTTTTATGAAAACAAATCAATGGAGCCAAAGACCACATCTTAGTTTAGCAAAATATTATAGAGAAATAGTTCTACCCTTCTCTGATGAAAAAACTTTTATTGAAGATAGATTTCATGGAAAAGTTCAAGACGACCCATGGTGGAAACATAAACTATGGATCTATCATCCTGAAGGTAACATAAAAAGATCTTATCATTTAGACGGACGTGAGGGAACAAGAAAATTTACTGCAGATGATGAAGTCTGGGGATATAAAGAGTGAACCTAGGAATAATTGTAAGATCAGATAATACTGGTCTTGGGAATCAAACAAGAGAATTAACTTATATGCTAAATCCTACAAAGGTTATGCTTATCAACTCTCATTCTTTTAATAAAAATAAACAGCACCCAGAGTGGTATGATAAATATAATATTTATCCTGTAAGGGGTTTTCCAAAGGCTGGAGATATATCTGCATTTCTAAAAGGGCTTGATGTTGTTTTAACCTGTGAAACATTTTATAATAATCAGTTTGTAGATATTGCTAGAAAGATGGGCGTTAAAACAGTATTGCAATATAATTATGAGTTTTTAGATATGGTTGTTAATCCTAGAATATCTGTACCAGATATTTTGCTTGGTCCTAGCATGTGGTATTTTGATCATATGCAGGAGTTATTTTCAGATAAAGCAAAAGTTTTGCATTTACCGCCACCAATTGATCACACAAAATTTAATGAGGTAAGAAAAGAAAACATGTCTAAAGATCATTTTAGAGTACTACATGTAGGTGGAAAGGCTGCATCTGAAGATAGAAACGGCACTCATTCAGTGCTGGAAATGTTAAGATACTCAAAAACAGATTACGAACTTGTTATCAAAACCCAAACACATATTAATATTTCTACCAAAGATTCTAGGATTAAGGTGGATCATAGTGATGAACCAGTTAGAGAAAATCTTTATAAAGGATTTGATTTAGTAATTATGCCAAGAAGATATGCAGGCTTATGCCTGCCAATGAATGAGGCATTAATGAGTGGTTTGCCAGTGTTTATGACTAATATATCTCCTAATAACTATGTTTTACCAAAGGAGTGGCTTGCTAATTCTGAAAAAACTGGAACATTAAAAACTAGAATGATGCTTGATGTGTATTCTGCAGATCCAAAACATTTGGGCAAGATGGTTGATAAATTTATGAATCAAAGAAGTAGATACAAAGATAAAGAACATGCTTTTGAAATTGCTATGAATAACTTTTCTACTGAAAAACTTAAAGATAAATATATTGATATATTAAAATAAGACGGGTCCATTGCTAGACCCGCCTTATAGTTACTAACTAAATTACTTAGCAGTCTTCTTCTTTGGCTTTGCAGCCTTAAGAGCCTCTTCAACTACAGAAGCCTTTGGCAAACGACCAAATGCTGCATCGTTAGGATTAATTGCACGTGCTGCTACTGGAATGAGTGCACCAACAAGTGCTGCCCATAGATCCTTTGGATCTGTTACTCCTGCAACGTACAATGCTGCTACTGCACCAACAATCGAACGACCATATGATGCAAGCATTGCTTTATGTTTCTTACTTAGTTCCATGTTTTCCTCCTAGGATAGAACCTTTATTAGTATAGCATAGCCAGCCCACAAGCCAATAATTCCTGCCACCCCTGCAAAAACTGGCGGTGCTGGAACTGGCAACTTGAATGCAGCAAATACTAAACCGCATCCAAAACCTGTTAATGTTGATAATATAATATCTTTCATCCCTTTACCCCCTTACCACTGTCTGGATTTTCTGGATGATCCAATGGAGTTGGTGCGGTACATAGCGCACCACAGTTATCGCACTGAATATCCAAATGATACATAGCAACCATATAAGTTTCTGGATCAAATGATATTAATGCCCTGAATAAATTTTGTCCACAATTTGGGCAATCGCAAGTTGGAATACCCCTAGCGTCTATCATCTATGTTCTCTGGTAAAAGTGTAAGTAACTTATCTGATAGTTCTTTTTTATCAATACTATTTAACTCTTCAATAACTTCTTTTATAGTTTCTTGAGACCGCTCAATATAATCAAAAGCCCAATCACGAGAATCAGATAAAAATTTAATAAAGTTTTCTTTATGAATATCTTGATCTTCTGGAGATGATGCAAAAGACTGGGTAGTTTCAAGTGCTGTTGACATTGAACTATAGGCAACAAGTAGTTGTGCAAATCCATCACTTACAGTTTTAAGTTTTTTTACTACAGCAACATATGCAATCATAAAAGATAAAGAAATGATGCTAAGTACAGCCAGTGCGATTTCCATATTAATTCCTTTGTCCAAATACTATTGTATCACCAGAGTGGTTATACATTTTTTTAAAGTCTATACCTGTCATTTTTTCATAAAGTTTAATATGCCTATATTTTCCCACACCAAAAATACCCTCTTCAATTCCACACAACACCTTGCGCTGTTTATCTTTAGATATGTCTTCTAGTTCTTTCCAAGATACCTTACGTATATTACGATCTTTCCATATCTTGCTATACCCCTCACGAGTATAAAAATGATAAAGAATTGTTATGCAAGGAGAATAAATATCCCATCCTCGTGTCCATGCTCGTACTGCAAAACATAACTCTTCTCCAAAAAATGATATCTCTGGATCATACGGAACTTCTTGTACAATGTTACCTGTGGTAAAAATAAATCCACCTAATACTGTAGTAGATAACTCAGGAACATTTTTATTAGTTAGTTCTAATCTTTCAGCAGTCCACTCATTACGCTTAGTAAGTTTTGGTATTTGTTTTGTTGGGTAGGGCAATTGAGTTTTATTATTTTTTATAATATTAATTGTTTTATTTGTCTCTACATAAAATGGTGGAGGAAAATAAGAAAGAATTATCTTATCATTGTTTGATAATAGTTTTGCTAACTCATGTTGTTTAATGCATAAGAGATCCCAATGTTTTTCAAACATTGTGTGTGAATCAATTTGTAAAAAATAATCTTGCCCATCATACGATTCCATAGCCTTTGCTCTTGCAAAACCAGCACCTCTAGCATACTTAGGATGCATCTTTTGTAGAGAAAGTCTAGGTACCCAAGATAAATCTGGTTCAAACTTTTCAAACTCTTGAAGAACTACAGAGAAGTATAGTTCTTCTGGATGTGCGGCATTATCAATAGCAGATTTAATAGTTCTAACTAATTCTGGATCTCTATAACTTGCTATTGATATAAATATGCTCACTACTTATAAATTTTCTTTGCTCTTTTTGAAGCATAATAGCCATAAAGTTTAGTAAATAGTTTTTCTGACTCAAAGTATGCTTTGTTTCTACCAGGATTAGTAAACTCTGATTCCCATGCATCTCGTCTAAATGGAATCATTTGTACCATAGGAGTACCTTTTTCAATAGTACCGCTAAATCCTTCTTTAATAAAGAATGGACAATTAATTGATGTTGTTAAAATATCTGTATCAACAACGCCAGGAATTACACGTATTGGTAAATTTTGATATCCAACTGGATGTATGAATAATGTTGACCAGCCAGGGGGAGTTATGATATTCCATCCATGATAATATTTAAAAGCGGATGGGCTATAACCATCTGGAACTTGAAAACTACTTAACTGATCAGCAGACCATACACTTAATACTTCCTCATCTGTGGTCCACTGAACATATGGAATATTATTTTGTTGTGTAACATATAGGTCAGACCATAATGGAAGAATGTATCCAGCAGTTAACATATCTATTGTAGGAGCACACTGCTTTACTGTAATACTTGCTTTTGGATCAAACTTTAACATGTTTTGGTCATTTGCATACTTTGGAATGTCTTTCCACCAATCAGGAACCATCTTGGCTGCTGGCACTGGTCTTTCTCTGACCTCATATACATGCTCAGTTTGCGCTTCAAATGTTATGATATTATTTTTCATTATCTTCCTTTACATGTGTAACCCAATAGTATTTACACGTTGAGCAGCATGGAACATTATATGGACTAAATGTTGCTGGCTGAAACTGTGCATAATATAGTGGATCCTTATTAAATAAATTTGCTTTATGAGTAGTTACAACACGCATCATTGTATGCTCATTAGTTAACCAGTCTGGCATTCCTGATCCCCAAGAATCTCCCACTTTAGTAAAAAGTGCTTGTATATTTGCTTCGTTTTTATCTGTCTTGATACCTCTAAGTCTAGCCTCATGTATCATTGCTTTAATGTAAATATGCAAAGTTTTCTCAAAACCACGCCACATTTTTACGGCTGGATGATTACGCCATCCACCAGTAGGAGATTGACCCGATAAAACATTGAGTATTTGATAGCCTTCTAAAATCTGTTTATTAAGACGCTTAGAGTCTAACATTTGAGCACAGGTAATAAAATTACTAGACGGTAAAAAAGTTTGCATGATTCTAATATACCATTACTGCTTGGATTTGTCAATAGGAAATGTAGTTGTACATACAATGCATACTTTATAACTTAATCCTGTAAAAGGGCAAGATCCAGCATCTGCTAAATTATGACCCTTTATTTTACATTTAAAATAATTTATAAAATGTTTAATCATTTAATTACCTCTCTAGTAACTAGCACAATTGCCCCTTCCATTTCTAAAGCCTTCTTTACCATTGATACATACTTGACTGCATCTAACTTTTCATCATGAGTCATTCGTATAAATGATCTCTCATCTAATTTTATCGTAATGAATGTCTCATTGTCAATAAGACTTACCCCAAAGTTTTTAGGAGCGGGTATAGAATGAAATGCCATACGCATTTTATCTGTATACATTATTGCTCCATTGTTAGTGCTTGCCAGGTATAAGACCAATCTTTTTTAGTCTTATGATTATTAAATTCTTTAGAGATTTCTCCGCCCTCTAAATATATTCCACCCCAAATTCCCCACTCTTTGCCAGATACGCCTACTGCAAAACATTTATTAGCAACTGGACATGTTCTACAAAGAGAGTCTACAAATTCTCTTGTTTCAGTTTGTTCTTCGTAAATATCAAAGAATACATTAGTATCGGATCCTAGACAAAGAGCATCGTCTTTCCACAGATGCTGTTTCATATCTATCCCCTATACTTATTTGGAATATCCCATCCATTGCGGTTAACTGGATAAATGCGCTGAAGGTACCAGACTCCATTTACTCTAACCCCATTGACGGCAGTACGTGCAGCATCTGATCTTTTACGATCTGCTACATCCCAACCAATCCAAGAAAGATTATTGTTACGAGCAACAATCTTTTCCATTTTTTCTAAATTTGTTACTATCATATTTCCCCCTAGTATCTAAAAATTCCAACTTCAATGTTTTTTAGTTCTGCTTCTGCAACAAGTTTAGAAACTGGTTGTTTTGGTTTACTTAAGAATGCAAAATAATTAACATAAGTCATATTTTCATAAACCCATTGAATAGGAACTTTATAGTATTTAATTCTTTTTCCTCTTGCCTTCATGCCACGTTCTGAAAGGTTACAGAATTCTGAGACCATAGAATTAATTCTTGCAGGTCCAGCGGAGTAGATAAAGAAGTCTTGATCATCTTCTTTCATGCTTGACATAGCAACGCCCATAGCACGAATGAAGACATTATAATCATTAAAGTCACTCGTTCCCTGTACTACTACTATCATCTCTCTTCTTTCCCTTACCTAAATTATCCAATATAAAAAGCATTTTGTCAATATCTTTTTTAGACATATCTGCAGTGTCAACTGGCTTCACACTTTCTGGAATTATGTTTCCATATTGTGTTTCAGCCACATAAAAGATATTATCTTTAACCCAGTATGCCTTGTCCTCTATAACAATTATTTTTACCATATGTGCTTCTACATGTTTTCTAGACTGTGAAACCACTTCTGGTTTTTTATATAGATTTTTAGGCATAAAATGTTTTGTTCTCTCATGTATAGATGTTTGGCTATACGTGATACGACCAATATTTTTCATGCTTTTTCTTGTGCTAAGTTTAATTATAGCCAAAGACAATACAAAAGTCAAGCCTATGGCTAAAATGTATTCCATCTTATTTCCTACTATTAAGATTTAGTTTTTGTTATTTTTGTTGCAGGCACTGGTTCTGCTTGGCTGATCATAAGTTTATTAAACCTGATCTGTGTTTGTAGCAATTGAAATTCTGTATCAGATGCTTTCTGACGATAAAAATTAACTAATTGCTTTAGTTCCTCTACCCCAAGTTCTTCCATGACTTACCCCCTTTTTGGACTAAATGCGCTACCTTCCCAGACTTTCTGAGACTTTTTCTTTTCACGCTCTACAATTGCACGAGACCAAGAGAATCCTGCGTCTCCACCCCATGCATCCCACATAATTCTTCCATTAGATGGATTACTATTATTATAGAAGTCTTTTCCTTTTTTGTCAACTTCATGACGAGAAAAGAAAGAATACATGCGCTTAACTGTATCTAATGATAATGCACGACCAGCGACAATATCTGTTGCACGACCCCAACCTACTGGAGTTCCCGCACCTGTTGCTTTACCTTCTTCTTTCCAGCGCAAAGCACGACGTGCTGCTGCTTTCATACCAGAAGTTGGTGTGTATGTTTCTGCTTTGTACATATCTGAAGGCTGAATAATTTTACTTTTCATTTTTCTTATACTCTCCATATTTACCAAGAATTGATTTAACTGTTCCATTCTTATTAAGTCTAACAATCATGCCATTTTTAATTTGAATGGGGTTAAAAGGATGTTTTGTTTTATATTTGCCAGAAGACATTATTTTACAAATGGATTTAGATCAAAAATTGATCCAGACCAATCTCCCATACCCTTTGTTGCTTTATTACGCCAATCTTCAGGAAGCATATCCATTGCATTTAGTGCACGTGCACGACGAATAATATGTGCTCTTGCAGCACCATAATCTTTTGCACGTCCAACAGAACGAATTGCATTCATAAGATCTGCACGATTTCCAATTGGGAAAGAACCATCAGGCATTGCTGTTCCAGCCTCTGCCATTCTTTCACGTTGTCCTCCAGAGAATTCTCTCTTGTCCATGTCAACTCCTTTGTATGTACCACCACGACGTTTGTATTCTTGAACTACCCAGCCATTTGCAACTGCAGAAGGATAAACGTCAAATTTATCTTTTGCTGCTTGCACAACTGAAGCATATAGTCTTGGATTTGCTGGTGTTGAACCACTTCTGCGTGGCTTAATCATATCTTCATAGTTAGGTTTAGCAGCCAATTCTATATCTGCACTATCTTGTCTATCTAATTCAGCATCTTGATATGGTGCATTAGCCATCTGCGCTTTATTTACAGGCACACAGTTAGGAACCATTCTTCCATCTTTTTCTTTCATGCCTCTTTGCTCATATCCTACCCAACAGGCTTTTGTCATATTATCCCATTTATCTTCATCTTCATTGTCGGATTGATAAGATTTGCCAATTGAATTATCATAAGCATCCATTGAAGACTGCATTGTTTCTTCTGGAGAAGAACTTGAAGACATTTCTTCAACAACGTCTCTTGATACCATTAATGATTCAATTTTTACTACTTCAGATGCTCTGTGTGCATGAATATCTTCAGTTGCTTCCCAAGCACCGTCTTCTTCTTCAAAAATACGAATAGATAATACTGGATCTTCTGGCGTTGCTTCCATTGCATATTCTGAACCTGTTAGTCCATAAGTACCTTCAGTCATTACAAACTCTACTTGACCAACTTTAATTTCATCTTCTTCGCAAAGAAACATAACATAATCACCTTCAGTGACCATTGCTTTTTCTACACCATTTATAAATTTTTTAGCCGTACTTGCCCAAATAGCACGAGCCTGTGCTTGAGCCTTAGCCTTAGTTGGATGGCATCCATGTACTGTGCCGTCAGCACTTACAGTTGGAAATCCTGCACAACCATAAGATCCTTTTTTACCAGCACGGTACCCGCCTGCTGGCTTTCCTTTACCACCTACTGGCATATAATCCTCCTAGATATACATAGATTATATCAGAAGTTTCGCCTCTTCATGAGGCGCTTCATTTCATCCAAAGCCCAGCGGTGATCCTGAGATAATTTAGCCACTTCATTTTTATCAAATGCTTTATCTGTTAGGGTAACTATAGGCTCATCAGATAACAAATCTACATTTACAAACCCTTTTTCCCACATAGTCATTATCTCAGAATTAACGTGGTTTAAATGCTCCCTATATAATTCTGGCATTATGTCCTTTATTTTAGGAGTAAATCCATACAGAAGTTCTCCTGTTGTTGAATCTACCCCAACAACTTCAAGAGCCTTATTTAAGATAAGATAGTCTATAGCATTTTGATCTTCTGGTATCATATTTTTCCCATCAGGATTGAATATCAGTTTCAGTATTTTTTTCATAATTAATTAGATCCACCAACTGCTCTCTTGTTTTTCCACCTATTTCTCTTTTTATTTCTATTCCATCATCAAATAAAATAAAAGTTGGAACAGATTTAATGTTAAAATTTGCTACAAGTTCTGGATTATAATCTACATCTATAATTTGAAAACCAGCAACTGTTTGATCACGATTTAACTCTTCAACAATTGGTCTTGTACGCTTGCATGGTTGGCACCATTCGGCGGTAAAATAATAAATCGTTTTCATTTTCCAGACTTTGCTCTAGCCTTTTTAAGTACATCAAAGTCTTTAATTTTTGTTTCGCCAAGATATCCCCAAGCATATCCATCATTAATCATCTTATTATTTAATGATTCAGACTCTCCGTTTACATATACCCAGCCAAGAATACGACCATACTTTTCAGATGAGTCCATCTTTTCTGTACGAATAACTACAGACTTTGCATCTTTTAAATGCTTCTTTAAATATTCTTTTGCTTCTAAACCTAAAGCCTTCTCTGCTTTGTCTGTTGTACGAGATTCTGGCGTATCAATACCAGCAAGTCTTACACGAGACGCAAACATAATATCAAACCCTAAATCAATAATAACGTCAATGGTGTCTCCATCAACAACATTTTTTACTTCTCTTACAAAATACTCATACATTAGTTAGCACTTCCTATCAGTCTATTTTCTATCAATCGTTCACGCTCATCTATAATTTCAAGCATAAAAGCCATCATCTTGGTATAAGAGTTTGGATCATTCATAATTTTTTCATAATGATGACCACAAAAAAGAAGATCACCAGTAGAACCTTTGACTTGAACATATGCCTGTGCCCCACATCTATCACAGCGATCTATAGCCTTTAAAATATATTCTTTTGGCTTTACACTTGGATGATCTTCTACTATGTTTGTCATAATTTGATTATACATCTACTTTCTATTATCTGTTGAATAAAACCCTGAACCATTAAATAAAACGCCAGGAGATGACCACTGTCTTTGCATTGTATTTCCACAGCAAACTGGTTCTCTATCTTCACCAAAACCACGCTGAAATTCAATGCTAGAAGAACACTGCAAACACTTATAATCGTATACTGGCATAACTTAAGTATACCTTATGCTGTCTTAGTTGTCAATCTAGCATATGTACGTATTCTATGACAATTGGCACATACAACTTCACACTTTTGTACTTCTTTCATGATTGCCTTCCACGAAAAACCGTCATGAATCATTCTAGAAACATTATATTTTTTATCTCTAACATGATCAAAATCAAGAACTATATGATTATTTTCTCCGCAGTCAACACATCCGCTGGCTTGCTTTATCTCTACCAGCCTTTTTTTGTATTGCTGTTTTTGTCTATGTACTAATTCTTTTTCAGTCATAGCACTTAATATTATATCAAAATATACAAGCCCCACACAGGGAAATCCAGGCACAATAGCCACGGAATATAAAGTAGGTAACTAATCCACCCTAAGTCCTGTGTGGGGTTCTACTATTGTATATTACTTTTTAGCAACTTTGATTGCAATTTCCTTTGGCTTTTTTTCTTCTGGAACAATGCGATCAATGTCAATATGAAGCATTCCATCTTTCATCTCTGCCCCAGTTACTTCCATATATTCACCAAGAGCAAATGTGCGGGTAAACTTTCGTGTTGCAATACCCTTATGAATTGCTTCGCCTTCAGTTTCTGTAGTAATTTCACCCTTTACAATAAGAGTTCCATCTTCAACAGTTACCTTTACATCATCTTTTGTAAAGCCAGCAACTGCTACAGACAACTTATAGGTATCTTCATCAACCTTAATTAAATCATAAGGTGGATAAGATTGACGTGTTGCTACGTTATGTACTGTATTAAAACGGTCCAACTCACGGTTGAAACCAATAAAAAATGGATCCTTAAAAAGATCCAATGTAAATGAACTTACCATTTTGTTCTCCTTTTCAGCGAGTAAGTAGTGCACCCCCATTTGGCAGGTGCACTACCTATTATACCACTACCCTACATTTACTGCAAGTTGAGAAGAATTATTTTTAAGAAAATCATATGTTGGCTGATATGCTCCCTGATATGATTTAGCCCAAAATGCTGCTAGTGCTGCCGTAGCACCAGAAGTTCCAATAATACGTCTTCCAACTACATCATGGGTGCCAAGAGCATAAAAATCTAATTCTGCACCAGTATTACTATAGTTTTCAATGTTTCCACGCTCTCCAATTGCTCCAACTGCTACAGCCTCCGAGATACAGGCTGGGTAGTCTACACGAGTTTTATCATAACGATTTCCAGCAGCAAATAAAGATGCTACTCCCATTGACTGCAATGTAACAATTGTATTACGAAGATTTTGATTTACAGGACAATAGTGCCCCTTCTTTGTAAATCTATTTGATCCAAATGAAATAGATGTTGCAACAATATTAAACTTAGTTTTATTTGCAATAACCCACTTCATTGCTTCATTAATAGTATTGTCTGTATAAATACCAAGAGTTCCACTATTTGTTGCTGGAACAATACGAATAAAAATAATATCCATATTTGGATTTACCTTTTGTGCAATAGCAGACATATGTGTACCATGCTCAAATCCATTGATTGGATTGATCATTGTTGCAGATCCAGGACCTTCCTGAAAAGTCTGCTTATTTGGGCAACGCTTTTCTTCCATAATACATACTTCATATGCAACATTTACTTTGGTTGTATCTACTGCTGTATCTAGAATTGCAATTGCTGGTTTTTGGTTTGCACTTACCGCTGGCAAAAACGCAGCAGTAAATAGAATTACTAGTAGCCCCACTACCTTTTTCATTTTTCTCCTTTTATATTAGATGAATATTCTAATAACGTGTTCGCATGGGTCGCCTCCTGCTTCCCATTCTTCTATCTCTTCTTCACTCATATACTGATATCCACCGTCATGTGTATGACAGTATGGCTCACTAATCCAACCTTTTTCAATGCCGTTAGATAGCCAAATACCAAACTCCTGTTCTTCAGGAGAAAGATTTTCTTCACTAATATGATTCATATATAAAGTATATCCCTACTTGCTAAGAAAGTCAATTGGATATAAACAATGTGGACTATATAAAATAGCAGCATCTAATGCTTGAGTCAGCCTACGCTTTGGATCTTTATAGTTTTGGGTGGCATGTAAAGAACCCATTGCGTAGGCTGAACCTGAACCTATGGCAGCAAAATTTGTGTCATAGGATATCATGGTTAAATTGGCAGATTCATGTTCATACATTCTGCCTTTAACACATATAAGTAATGTTAAATCAGACTCTTTTTCAGCAGGCATACCCCACTTATCATAAAATAACTTAATTGATTCAAGAAATTTACCACGCATAAATTTATCTATATTACCTTCAACTTTAGGTGGTATAAAATTATTTTGAATTATTTGACCTTCTAAGGTGCCACAATAGCCAAATAAATAATCTCCAGACTTCCATATTTTAGGAATGTCTGATTTCATTTGTTGTGATTCATCTACAACGGCTCTTTCTCCAGCCATATAAGACTTTCCATCTTTAATTATTGCAGCAATACAAGTCATGCCAACCCCTTAGTTTTCTTGTCTTTCTAGTATAGCAGACAGATTTTTATACGTCAAATACCGTTATTTTACAGTTTGTCCGCAGGTTGGGCAGGTTTTTGTATTTTTAGCAGTACTATCAGTCTTTACCTTAGCCTTAGTGTCACCTTTAAATTTTGGACGACCAAAACCTACGATAGAAATCATTTCGCCTTGTTTATTTTTTCTAAATGCACGAAGTTTTTTTGAAACCTGTCCACCATTACGCTGGCTACCCTTTTTATCTGGGCTAGTATTTCCTTCAATGCACCAAACAGTTCCGTCTTCATTATCTTTAATAACAATTCCAACGTGAGAAATTCTATCGACACCATCTGAGGGGAAATCGAAATAGGCAATATCTCCTGGTTCTGGATCTGCTAAATCTCCATCGATCCATGCTCCAGCCTTCTTAAATGCTTGTGCTCCACCTGGAGTATAAACAGTATTAGGAACTTTTACACCCGCTTCATTTGCACACCACATAACAAACGAACCACACCATGGTTGAAAGTTTGCTTTAGTAAAAGCACCGTACTTTGTTTCGTTATCTTTTGGACCCTCAATGGTTCCTAGTTCTGCTGTAGCAACCTCAATTAAACGTGCTGCCGTACCTTGCTCTGCCATAATTAATCCTTATCCCAATCTGTATCTACTGGTTGTGGCTCTGGCATCTGACCATCTGGTTTTGCTGCAAGCCTTGCCATAGTAGCATCAATTTCTGCTTCAAGTTTTTTATCTGCTTGAGTGTTCTTTGCATCCATCTCTTTATTATCAAGTTGTGCCTTCATAATATCTTTAGCACCAGATTGACCAATCAATAGACCAGCAAGTGTTCCTGTAATAAATGTTGCAACTGATCCAAGCACGTTGAAGAACATTTTGTCATTCTCTGACTGTGCTCCAATTGGTTGAGTTACAAACAGTAGTCCATAAAGAATTCCTACTGCTGTTAAAAATAAAATTGATCCAAGTGTAATGCCTAGAATAAATTTTAATCTAGCATCTAGTTCTTGTGGAGTTAATCGTTCTTTGCTCATTCTCTACCCTTTACTTTTTTGATATTCTTCCCATGTTGTTTTGCTAACTAGGTCTTTTGAGCATGTTCCACTTGTTTCACAAACAGGTGGATTACATTCTGCTTTATCCCAATTGGCTGAATCTTGACAAGGATAACGATAGTGACCATCATAGCCACATCCTGTTAACAATAGCCCTAGGAGGGCTACTCCAATTATCCTGATCATACCCACCATTATATCAGTTATTCCTTTTCTTCACGAAGGGGAATTGTAACCAGCCATAGCACTATAGATACTAGTGTGGCTAATCCCACGATTTGTTGAGCAGTACCTGTAAGGGTAAGCCAAGCAATAAAAAAGCCCAAAATGGTAAATACCTGAGCAATACTTTCAATAATTGCAGCCTTAAACCATTTAAGTAGACCTTTAACTATCTTACCTATCATGTTCATATTATAACCTCCTTATTGACATAACAGAACTAACTATATTTCCTACTAAAATAACAGGGACTACCACCTCTTGAACCTTTTCTCTTTGGTCATCTGTCATATCTTTACCCCATTCAGATGGGCTAAATACCTTATCAAAATCTATATTTGTTAATGTTCCTAACGGATCAGATAAAAATTGATCAGCCTGTGCTTCTGTAATAGCATCTGCTACAGTGTATGGCATTGGAGCATCTGCATTTTGTTCTGCCTTGTCAGCAAATGTTGCAATAGCAATAGCAACTGCTGGGTTATCTTTTGCTGATTTTGCAAGAATTTCTACTTCATTTGACTTTACACCAAGATTTTTTGCAACCTCAGCCTTTGCTTCTTCTGTTAATGCCAACAATGTATTTCCAATTGCAGCCATTTGATCCGCTGTTAGTTTAACTATCTTGTTATCTTTGCTTGTAAGATTAGCAATAACTCTGCTTAAATCTTCAGTGGTACCCTCGCCTTGTTCTGGAACAAGATTTATGATAGTATCTTCTTGTGATGGTTCTTCAGAAGGTTCGTCAAGAGTTGGCTCTGGTTCAGGAGTTGAATTTAGATCTGTATCCGTTGGCTGAGGTAAAGGCTCTTGTGAAGGCTCTGGAGTTGGATCAGTCTCTTCATCTACCCCATCTGTTATATCAGGGCTTGGAGAAGGATTGGGATTTTCTGGTTCAGTTTGTTCTATATCATCAGGGAATCTTGGATCCTCTGGAGTAATTATTTCTGGCTCAATCTCTATATCTGGTTCTTGTGTTGGTTCTGGAGTTGGTTCTGGTGTTGGAATTATAACCTCTGGAGTTGGATCTGGCTCAGGCACTACAGTTGACTGAGCAGCAGCAATAGCATTTGCAATTAATGATGCAGTTACTCTAGCCTCTTCTTGAAATGCTATTTCTTCTTGAGTTGGTCCAGTTGGTGTTGGGCTAGGCTCTGGAATAGGTTCTGCAGACAAAGTTGGGATTGGTTCTCCTGCTTGTATTTGTGTAGCACCCCACTCTTCAAGAGAAACTATTTGACCACTATGAAGCCTTACTCCTGTTCTTAAGTTAGGATATTCTGGACCTTGATAACTATAGGCTACAGAAATACCACCAGTATTTGTAATAGCAACAATAATATTAATATTACTTGGAGTAGGGGCAGACCATTGTCCAAATGGAATTACTTCTAGATCTAATTGAAATCCGCCTTCAGAATAAGATATGTTAAGAGTGTCTGGTGCGTTATACCATCCTGAAACCCAATCCATAGAATAAAGAGATATAGATGGGGTATTTGGATACTGCCAATACGTATTGTCTGGTTGTCCAAATGTAATTACAGAATTAGTTGTTGCATAAATATTTGAGTATTGAACTCCATCAAACGTAATTGTTGTTGCTATAGGTATTTGATAAGAGGTATCATCTCCACCGCAAGTATCCATTGTGTGTACAGTCGGAACTTCATCACCATTATACGCTGCTGCAATAGTTTGTGATTCAATATAATTTACACAGGTTGCATATGCGTTTTCTGGAAATGTTAGCAAACCACTTAAAGCAATCCCTGCCACTGCAATTATGCGTAGGAATTTATTTATGGGGGCACTCCTATTTAATTGTTTAATTATACATATTATATCATGATAAAAGAAAAGAGCGCAGATTTCTCTGCGCCCTAATCTTTTTTAATTGTTAATTACTTAACAAGTGCAACTTTTGCTTTTGGATTAGCCTTATTCCACTTAACAATAAGTGCATTGAATGACTTCTTTAGTGCAGCAAGAGCCTTAGCGTTTTCTGCCTTAACTGCATCTAGTTCTGTCTTAGCAGCAGCCTGTGCATCAGCAAGAGCCTTGTCTGAAGCAACCTTAGCGGTTACGGCTTCAGCCTTTAACTTTGCAATTTCTGCGTTAGCCTTCAATAGTTCTGCATCAGAAAGAGCCTTTGCATCAGCAAGAGCCTTTGCAGAAGCAGCCTTTTCTGCAGTAAGTGCAGCATTAGCAGCATCACGAGCAGCAGTCATTGATGCAAGTTCAGTTGCAAGATCACGATTTGCAACTACCTTTGATGCTGTTAGAACTGGAGTAGCAAAACCTGCAATTGCAGACTGTGCTGTAACAGAAGAACCAAGACCAAAAATAGCAACAGCATTGCCAGAGGCAGCCATTGTTACCTTAAAGTCAGCAGTTCCAAAGTTTGTTAGTCCAGAACCAGTTGTTGCAGTTACTGTATCAAGTGTTCCATTAGAAACAGTTGCAGTAAGAGCAACGCCAGTTACTTTATTACCAAACACGTCAGTAGTTGTAACTGTATAAGTTTTTTGTGTTCCTGATGCAGCGGTATCATCACCAGCAACAGATACTGTATTTACGTTACCAGCAGTACCCTGAACATAATATGTTGTAGTTGTACCCTGATTTGTAATTACAACAGTACCAACAGCAGTAGTCTTTGTAAAAACAAAGAATGTTGCAGTTGTGCCTGTACCAGTTGCAATGGTTGCAGAAGCAGAACCAGCAGATGCTGTTACTGGAGCAGCAGATGTTGCAGTAGCAAGAATGATTGAAGCATTAGTTGCTGAAACTGTAACTACTGTGCCAGTATCTACTGTAGCAACAAACTTAAGAGCGTCTGTTGCATCTACAGAGTTATCTGAAGGAACTGGAAGTGCTACGGCTGCTGTTGTTGACAAACCATTGTTTGTCGGAGCAGAACCATTAACCGTGATTGCCACTGTCATTGGGGCAGCACTTGCAGGTGTTGCGACAATTGTGCTCAGTGACAGGGCTGCAACCACGCCAAGAGCGATCTTCTTAAATGAATTCATTTTTCTCCTTATAATTCATCGTATTTATATTAGTTTATATTGATTAAGGTAATCCTCAACCTCGTCGGGGATTTCCTTAGTATCTAATTCTACCATAGCCCTTTGCTTCTCTGCAAGTCGGGTAGCAGAACTCCATGTATGAACCTCAATCTCAAGATTAGAGTCCCTACTGGTGTGAGATATTGCTCCAAATACCGCCCCACAAACGGCATCTGCCAAGTCCTTAGATTTTTTTCTTGGGTGATCTACACGATTATTTTTCATAATCTTTAGTTCACTCATTTCCTCAAGAAGTAAAGGAATCATAGGCATTGCAATTCTTTCTTCATATATCATCATTGCTAGGTCTTCATAATGTTTTTTAGCAACAGAAACAGTATCAGTTCTCATTCCTACCGCTTTTAACTCCTGCTGAATATCAAATGATTGCCAACGGTCAAAAGAAACTGTACCAATATTAAATCCTTCTCTGCGTAAATTCATAATCCATTTTTTAACTTCAGATAGGTCTACTGGACCTTCAACCTTTGGTTCCCACCATGCAACTGCGTCCACAACAACAATTGGGGCAACCTGTTCGTAATCTTTAATTACCTGAATGTTCACCCAGCGTTCAACATGTGCAATTGCTACTGCACACTTATCGTGCTTTTGTGCAAGGTCAGCATGAATATAATAAGTTTTTTCTGGATCTGGCTTAAAAGCAGGATCAAACCTCCTGTGAGAATCCAGTGGATTTCTCAATGTCATACATTTTTCTAACTTCTCTTTTTGTTTGAAGAAAGCATCAGATGAATATGTTGGGGTACATAGGAAACGCATCATGGCATCTCCTAAATCTGTTAAAAATGCAATCTTAAAATCATCAATCTTTCTAGTAGGATTTACTTCCCATGTAGGTCTTTTAAGGGCAAACATTCTAGGATATTTATAGGATAAAATATGATCTTCTTCCCATACTATTTCAAACTCATTG